AATCATTCGAAATTTAATAACTCAGAAGTTAAGTTAAAGGATTGTCCGAAGATGAACAGCGTAGAAGAGTTAGTTTCATACGGAATTAGCAAAAAAAATATTTCTCAAATGATTGAATCTTATCAAAAGCGTATTGACACAGTAAATGGTGACTACAAAATTATTGATATTTCATACAATCCATATACTAAAGCCAGAGTAGTTAAACTTAAATGCGTTACATGCGGAAATGAAATTCAGAGAGGAATGATAAAAGGCAGAAATAAATGGAGTGAACTTATAAAGACATGTCCTAAATGTCGAAAGAAAAGACGAAATGCAGAGCTTGAAAAATCTCGAAAAATTAAAAAAGACCTACTTGAATCCGAAATGGGGAAACAGTATGGAGATTACACTGCTTCAAAAATAATAGAACAGAATCCTATTAAGATTCGTATGGTTTGTAGAGAATGCGGAGCATTTAAAGATGTTTCTTTTAGCATGATGCATGCAGGGAAGTGGAAAGATCAGAAGTGCCATAAACATTTTTCGAATATTAAATACGATGGAACTTATATCGGGAAACATTTTGGTTTCCTAACGGTGATAGGAATAAATGATCCTGGTGAAATTAAAAGGTTTAAATGCCAGTGTGATTGCGGGAATATTAAGAACGTGAGACCGATTGAATTAGTTTCAGGGATGGTAAAAAGTTGTGGATGTCGCCATAGTGATTCTAGCCGAACCCATGGTGGAAGTAATGATCGCCTGTATCATGTGTGGCAGGATATAAAGCGAAGATGCGAGTCCATTACTGCTTCTAACTATTACAATTATGGCGGACGTGGAATTAAATTATGCGATGAATGGCATGACTATTCGATATTCAAAGAATGGGCCTATAAACATGGATATGATGAAAATGCTCCGTTTGGAGAATGCACGATTGACAGAATAGACGTAAACGGAAATTATGAACCCAACAATTGCCGATGGATTACTAATGTTGAACAGCAGAAAAATAAAAGATCTCCTTCCGAATGGAAGAAACGAAAAAACAAGAAAAAGACGGCGATGATTTTGTTCGGAGGGGAAATGGTAGCGAAATCTGATATTTGTAAGCAATACGGAATTTCTGTAGAAACATTTAATTATAGGCATAATCAAAAAGGCATGACTGTAGAAGAAGCATTGAATACTCCTAAAATGGCAAAAGGCCGTCCGAGAAAGGCGGTGTAACAATATGAGAAAAACCTATAGCAATCCCCAGGGTGAATCCATCCGCATCCGGTTGCCGTACCAATTGGAGCAAAGACTTATAGCTGAGAAGAATCGAACCGGCAAGAGCGTATCACAGATTACCCGTGAAGCCCTGGCAGAATATTTTCGGAGAAGGTAGACAAATGTCGATATTCAAAAATTTTTAAAAATATAAAAAAGGCTTTTCTGGAGAATTTGACGCGCATCCGCTTGAAAAACCTTTAATGCATGACAAGGTATATGAACATCATCACAAGAAAGCTGTTCTTGAAAATAAAATGTTGTACGATACAGAAACGGCAAAAAGGATTTTTGCGGACGAATCAAGCTTGGAATATATCTCGTTTGGAGTAAGCACGCAAAGGGTTTATTTCTTAACTCCGAATAGGCATTGGTTCTCAGCTGAAGAGAGAATCGAAACTGAAAGCGGAATAACTGATGTTGGCGAATGCCGCATACAGGTTACTAAAACAATTTTTGTGTATAGCAATCTTCGAATGGAAAAAACACACAGGGTCAAAGATCTGATTGGCAAAAACGATTATGAATTGTACAAGAAATATTTTGGGGAGGTAGAGGAAGCATGAATAGTAACAAGAAAGTTTATTATGTGTACGTAGAAAACGGAAAAGCAGTTATTACAGAGGAAGCACCGGACTTCGATAAAGTTCACGATTACATGCTAATGAAAGCGGATGGAATCGAGCTTTTTATGGGAGTACATAAGAATCAGGACGATTTAATGCTTCCAGACGAACCAATTGACGCGGCGTCCATGCTGATTAATGCAACGATAACTGTTGAACCTAGCAAATCCGGTACATTTTCACCATTGCATAATAAAGAACCGCAGACCTTTGCAAAGTACGACACAAATCAGCTTCAAGAGATTGCAGAACATCTACTGACATATTGCAAAGCACAGGAAAGGGGATTTAAAGATGCCTGTTGTGAAAATTGTGAACCCTAACCCGTATGATTGGAGAGGGACGCAGTGTTTTATTGATGGGAATAAAGTCCCAAGAGTAAAGTCTGTTGATTTCCATGTTGCTGTTGACGAGGTTCCGACATTTGTATTCGAGATGATGGCAGAACCGGATATTGAAGTGGAGTGCTTGGCACAAATTAGTTTTACTTCTCAATCAATTACTGATGCAATTTCAGTTTTAAGGCATGAACTGTTACAACACGGGGAAATTTACCACGGCTTCAAAGCAAGCCTAAAATCGGCTTTAGAACATTACAATTACTGTGGATTACCATTTGAGCCGGAAGATGATGTTGCGAGAAAGATACTCGATTTCATGATAGGAGAAGAAAAATGAGACTGCCATTAACGATCATTGCTGTAGCAATCAACATATTGGTATTTACAATGTGGGCTGCATTCCTTATGACGCAAATTAGCGAGCAGAAAATGCCGATGCTTTCTACTTTCTTCGTTGCGTTGGTGGAATTAGGACTCATTTTAAATACCATATTAATCTGCACAGCGAGGTGATTTATGCTTTTAGCATTCCAAATGTGGATTATCCCGTATCTCATTATAGAACGGGTTAAACCTATAATTAAACCGAAAGGATACGCTTGTCCGGTAGTGAAGCGGTATGCAAGCAAACGATCGAGACATCCGATTTAGCAAACATGACTCTACAAAAAAGAGAACAACTTAGCTATTTAAATGCTGAATTCTCCACATAAGTTGTGTTGCAATTGTAGAACACATAATAAAAATATTATCACACACTCAATTCTTTCTCCTGCTTTTGTAATGGTGCGGAGTGGGAGAAAGATTCTAGGGCTATCGCCAAGTGGTAAGGCACAGCACTTTGACTGCTGTATTCGCGGGTTCGAATCCCACTAGCCCAGCTTGCTAGGTTGCGCATGTACCTGGCAATGGTTTATTTTACATAGACCCTCCGACGAAAACCCATCTAGCTCAACGGAGCTGATTAAAGGGGCTTCAAATGTCCCGGATGGGAATCCTCGTAAAAACGAGGTACTCTATTTAGCCATGACCTTTGTTGCGGCTGGTGGCAAAGAACCGCAACAGTAGAAGCAAATCAACTCAAAATCTGCAATCCGGGAGACTGCTTCTACTCAGGAAATTTAGTTCAGCGGTTAGAACGCCCGGCTCATAACCGGGAAGCCCTGAGTTCGAATCTCAGAATTTCCATTTCTTCCATATGCTACCCATCCGCTTTATGGGCAGAAAAAACTTTCGGATGAGCGTATGTGAATCAGAATGAGCAAAGGTATGTAACGGCATAGGCTTGTGCTTGATCTGATTTCCCGTCCGATAAATGTTTCTTAGTTTCAATAAGCCATCACAAGCGCGCATTGATGACAAGGGAGTTTTCAAGAAACATAAAGTCAAAAGGCATAATAATATCCGAAACAACTTCGTGGGGCTGGCACGGCATAAAACAGCCTAGTGGAACGCATAACACGAAAAAATCATTGCTAACCCGGAACAATCTCCGGGTTCTGGGGGAATAATACCATAAGGGGCAGAGGGCTGATTAACAGTACCAGGGCGGTTCAACTCCGCATTCTCCCATTATCCAATCTGTAAATATTGGATATGAGGAAGCTGTCCGAGATGTAAGAAACAGTCGGCTTGTGGATTGCCGGTACAAATACGCTGAAAATCCACACAAGGCAGGGTAGAGAAGTGGAATCTCACAAGACTCATATTCTTGAGAACGGCGGTTCGAATCCGCCTCCTGCAATTAATTTGGTCGGAATTATGCTGTCTGTATACAGGCGGTCTATGATTCGGCTGAATTTATCTCATGAGAAAAGGTTATTGCTTATCCTGTTGTCTGGTGTCCGGACCGAAAAGCATGATGGAATGTAGCTCAGTGGTAGAGCAATGGCCTTGTAAGCTATGTGTAGCAGGTTCGATTCCTGCCTTTCCGATTCCAGTGAAGTGCCATCACTGGAAGTGTGAATTTATTCATTTTATACTTACCTTTCTATGAATGGTTTCCAGTACTCCACGTTGGGTGGCTAGTTACGGTTCAAGTCCGTGTACTGGAATTTTTGTTTAGAGAGGTGGATTATGGAAGAAAAAGATTATTGTTGTACATGCAAATGGTACGCACTGGAAGAAGCTGTCTGCTGTAATGCTGACAGTGAACATTGTGCAGACTTTAGATGCCTTGATGATAGTTGCGAATGTTGGGAAGAAATTAAAGATGAAGATAATGGGCAAAGAAATTAACGATGAATGTTCTAAGTGCGGCAAAATCCTTGAATGCGAACTGTTCCGTCAAGGACATGGAATAAAACAGGAACGTGAGAACATAGCAAAGATGATCAAGTGCCAGATGAAGCATAGGGAGGAAAGAGAAAAGAATGATTAAAATTTTAGTTCCTGGAACATTAAAAAGAATAAATTGTGGAAAATGCGGAGCAGTGTTGCAGTACGATGAAAAAGAAGATGTTAAAGAAGAATGCATAGAAAAAATGTTTTCTACAAATATGCCATCTGGACGTGGACGTAAGCAGAAATATATCATATGCCCACAGTGCAAGAATAAAATAGTTACGTGGTCTACAAGATAGGAGAAGATGCCATGATTAAGAAACTCTGCAATCTTTACATAAAACATAAGACAAAAAATCTCACGAGGATTCCATTGTTCGTAATGACATTTGATTGGAAGAAGTTTCAAGAGGACGGGAAAAAAGGAAGTTGCCTGCTGTATGCATTGCACCCAGACATCGCAAAAAATCAATTTCTAAAAGAGAAATTATCTGAATGTGTGGACTATATCCGCGATAACTACGATATGGAAATGTTTACTAAGATTTGAGGGAGGATGCCATGAGAATTGAAGATTTGAAGAACTGGACTGTAGATCAGCTGAAAGAAGAAGTAGTTCGTCTGTCTGATGAGAGAGAATCAAAGCAACATGAAATTCTAGACAAAAATGATAAAATCAATGAGCTTCAGGCTGAACTGGATAATATGTGCAATTATAACAATGAGTTAAAAAGACAGGTGTGTAAAAAAGCGGATATGCCATTTTACGACGAATCCGCAGAAATTGCAAAATACCGCAGACAGCATCAGGACGATTGCATTACGATTAATCAGCTTCAGACTGCATTGGACGTTCTGATTGACCGATATGCAAATCTAAGAAAGGTTCATGGGGTGAACTGACATGGGCGTAGAAACAAAAGGTTATCCAGAATGGAGGACGAAGATACAACAGACACCTGTCAAAGAAATTGCTGACTTTGCGAAATCATATCCGCATGAGTATATGAGAAAATGCTTAGAGCAATATCCGTATTGGGGAAACAAAGACAATGGTTTTGATCGGCAGAAAATTTAAGGAGATTTTTTAATGAGCATCAAATCAGCATTTGAATCTGAGGGGATAGATTTCTCTCAGGTAATGAACCCACCGGAGCCGTGGGACGGACGGGCGTTAATTAAAAATGTCAACGGGAAAGACTACGCTTGTTGTCCTTTCTGTCAAAAAAAGAGCTTACGCATAGAAAGTAACACTATAATTAAGCACTTAAGAATTAAATGCAAAGGATCAAATTGTAAAAAGGTTTATGAGGTAAACACTTGAGTAGGAGCTTGAATGAGAAAAATAAACATGTCAGGACTTAGGTTTGGAAGATTAACAGTGCTATGTGAGGACGGCAGATTAAATGGAGAAGTTTCATGGAAATGCAAATGCGATTGCGGAAATATTAAAATCGTTAGAGGAAGTCATTTAAGGAAAGGCTCAATTATGAGTTGCGGATGCCTTTTGTCAGATACTTTGAAAGAAAGAAACACAATCCACAATATGACCAATACTAAAATATATAAAATATGGATGCATTTAAAGGGCATGTGCTATACAAAAACCGATTTTAACTATCACAAAGTCGGAGCTGCCGGAATTTTGATGGATGAATCATGGATTGACAAGCAAATGGGCTTACTGAATTTTTATTCTTGGGCAAAATCTGTTGGATACAAAGATGGTATGGAAATTTGCCGGAAAGACGATTCTAAAAACTATTGTCCTGAAAATTGTTATTTTAAGAAAAATAATTATAAAAAATACGAATACCCCAATATCGAAACAAAACTTTTTATTGAAGGAGAAATCTGGAAAGATATACCTAAGTTTCCGGATTATCAAATCAGTAATTTTGGAAGACTGAAATCGAAAGAAAGAATAAACGCTTATGGAAGAACAATTACTGAGAAAATCATTAAACCATGTTTAAATACCGAATATGGATATTTTTATGAGTCACTTGCTTCTGACGGAACAAGGAAGAATGTTTTAATCCACAGATTAGTTGCTGAAGCATTTATTCCAAATCCAAACAGATTTCCAATTGTAAACCACAAAGATGAAAACAAACTAAATAATAAAGTTTCTAATCTTGAGTGGTGTGATTATTCATATAATTTTAAATATTCTTTTGAAAAACATAAAGAAAGGTACTGTAGGCAAGTAGCCAAATTAGATGACAATGGAAATATCATTAAAGTTTATAAAAGCATAAAAGAAGCCGGAGACGAAAACGGACTCAAAAATCCATATAGTATATCTTCTTGTTGCCGAGGTAGAATTAAAACTTCCGGAGGTTTCAGATGGATATATTATGATCCAGATAGGGGAGTAACTGCAAGAAAGAGTTTGAGGTGAATGTATGAAATTTTGTGAGAAAGAAAAAGATTGCCCTATTTATTTGATTCATGAAGAGCTAAATGGACATTATCATAGACTTATAGACGAATTGCTGGAGAAAGACTATTACAATTATGGAATGGATGCCTATAGTTGTAATGAAGAGTCTTGTAATGATATGTTACATGAGATCAGGAGAATGAAAAAGCTGATAAGTACAGGGCGGTGGATAGTTTTGGTATCAATTATTTATACTCTTTGGTCATTCGTCAGATAGGAGACCGGATATGACAAAACGCGAAGCAACAATTATAGAAACATATACGGGAATATGCATGCTTGCCGGAGATGATACCAAATACATCTATGAATATGCGGAAAAGCTATTGGGATTTCCGATATGGACGCATGAGTTTCCTAAATATGCAGATAAATTAAAAGAACTTAGCAAACCAGATTTTATTGAAATTTGCAGAAAGTTAGGTGATTGAATGAAGCTCCCAGAATTTGAAAAATGTAAATGCTGTAAAATACGTAAACTTAATAACGGAGATATTCGTTTATGCTGTGAACCACTATTTTGGGAATACATGAATACTACATGCGAAGAAAGAAGAACAAAACACCCAGAACAATGCAAAGAAATATTTGACAAAATTGAAAACGACAAAGTATATGCAGAAGAATACACTTGCATTCCAATAACAATTATGAAACCATATGAATCAGCAACATCTTCGTTTTTTGTTATGGTAGAACAAGAAACAGAATATGCCAGCTTTGTAGCTGATGTAATTGGTAGATTAGACTATGATGAAACACTTATGGTGAAAGTGGGAGAAAACGAGATTCCGTTTAAGGTAATTCACATTGGAATCTCCGATAATACTTTTCCAATACGCTTTGAACTTACGGCGAAACAAGTTGGAACATTTTCGACTGGAAGATGGGAAAAGATATTGAGAGGTATTTTAGATGAAATTAAGTGTTAAACGAATTAAATGCATCCTAACAGGCGGATGCAGGTTCAAAAGTTCGGATACAGAATCGAAATGCAATGACAAAGAAAAGACTTGCACTATTACGGAAACTTGCTACAAATGTGGGAAAAAGTATAAAGCCTTATTTACTTATAAACAGTTAGGGATTCCAGTGAGGTGAACGCATGAAAGTATATCTGGTTTACGGAGATGTCTATTTTAGGCAATATGGTTCAGAATTTCATTTATTTGGAGTATTTACTTCGAAGGAAATGGCAGAGAAAGTCAAAAAGCAGGAAGAAGATAAATTCTTCCAACAAGAAATGAAGAAAAAATCGTGTTACCGCAACATCGACAGCAGGGAAGAAGTTGAATTCGAAATAAAAGAAATGCAACTTGATGAAATTTGCGACTTATTTGTAGGAGGATATGTCGAGTGAAAAAGATACCAACATTATTTGAACGAGAATTTAAAGACCATAACGTTGCAAAGGTTTTTCCGAAAGTGCATCCGGGCATGGAATGGGTGCTTGAAGGAGAAGGGATTGCAACAGTCAAATACGACGGCTCTTGCTGTGCGGTAATTGACGGAAAATTTTATAAACGATACGACTGTAAGAAGGGTAAAATACCACCAGAGGGATTTATCCCTTGTTGTGAGCCAGATTCCATTACAGGTCATTGGCCGGGATGGGTAAAGGTTGACAAGAATAATCCGTCTGATAAGTGGTTTTTGAAAGCGTATAGTCCGATAAAAGGAAATGTAACAATTTATCTAGCTGACGGAACATACGAAGCAATAGGAAAACATTTCTGCGGAAATCCGTACAATATGGATTGTGATAAACTTGTTCAACATGGCAAAGAAATCGTTGAAGTCGAAAGAACGTTCGAGGGAATCAAGAAATATCTTTCCGAACACGAAATAGAAGGATTAGTTTTCTGGAAAGACGGAAGTCCACAATGTAAAATCAAGCGTTCGGATTTTGGCTTTGAATGGCCAGTAAGAATGAGAGGATGCACAGAATGAAAAAGATAATCGTTGCAATAACAGCTTTATCACTGACGCTTGGAATGGCTGGATGCCAGTCTGCCGCAAGAAATTGCGGCGGAAACACAACATTAGAGTTGGAACCAAACCAAAAGTTAGAGGAAATTACATGGAAAAATAATTCACTATGGTATCTCACACGCCCTATGACTGATGATGATATTGCCAAGACTCATACGTTTCAGGAATCTTCCAATTTTGGAGTATTTGAGGGTAGCGTAACTGTTGTTGAAAGGAAAGAATAAATAATTAATCAGAGAGCCAGAAAGGAGTGCCATTATGAGTGACTTGAAGATATTTACAGAAAACATCGAACCAGAAGCGTTAAATCAGATTTATAAATTGATAAAACAGCCTGCATTTTCCGAATGCAAAGTACGAATCATGCCAGATGTTCACGCAGGGGCAGGATGTGTAATTGGTTTTACTGCCGATCTCGGAGATAAAGTAATCCCGAACATTGTTGGCGTAGACATTGGATGTGGAATACTTACAACACAAATTCCTGCTGACGTTGGAACAATAGATTTTAAAATTCTCGACGAAGTAATAAGAAACAATGTTCCGTCAGGAAGAAACGTACGTGACGAAATCATAAATTTTGAAGAATTAGAAGAACTTCATTGTTTTTCTCGACTCAAAAATATTGAATGGATTCGCAGGAGCCTTGGTACACTTGGGGGCGGAAATCATTTCATTGAAGTTGACACTGATTCGAAAGGATTAAATTATCTTGTAATCCACACTGGGAGTCGGAATCTCGGGAAACAAGTAGCTGAAATATATCAAAAAATTGCCATAGAAGACATGCAAGGTACAGACAAGCTCGAAACTGAAATACAAAAATTGGTGAAAGAATACAAGCGTTCTGGCAGACGCAAGGAAATCCAACATGGTATTGACGAATTAAAACGAAAATGGAAGCCAGACAAACTGGGTATTCCGAAAGAATTGTGTTACTTGACAGGAGAACACAGAAAACAATATCTGCATGATATGAAAATCTGTCAAGAATTTGCAAGAATAAACAGACGATGTATACAGAGCACTATATTTTACACTATGAATTGGACGTTCCAAAGAAACACATGGTTTGATACAATTCATAATTATATTGACCACGATACAAACATTGTTCGTAAAGGGGCAATATCAGCTAGACATGGCGAAAAAGTTCTTATCCCAATGAATATGCGAGATGGATGCATTATTGCAGTTGGGAAAGGAAACGATGATTGGAACTGTTCGGCCCCGCATGGTGCAGGACGCATTATGAGCCGGTCAAAAGCAAAAGAAAACATCTCGTTAGAAGAATTTAAGGAGTCTATGGATGGGATATACACAACATCCGTTCAGAAATCCACAATTGATGAAAGCCCTATGGCCTACAAACCACCGCAAGAAATTATTGATAACATCAAAGATACTGTAGAAATAGTTGATATTATCAAACCTATATATAACTTCAAAGCAAGTGAATAACAGTCAAAGAGCCACATGAGAGCCAGACTAAATCCTAAAAAGAAAGGAAGTCTGGCTCTATTTTTATGCAAAAATTCACAGAAGGTTCGATTGAATGGTATCGGGCAATTTTAAATCAAATCATTAATGATGATATGACAGTCTGTCAAAATCAGAAGGACTGCCTTGATTTACTTTTGAATATGAATATTGACCTTCCTTTCAAGGATAATCCAGATGCACGGAACATGGCAATGAAAGTCAGTCGGTACGCTCATACAGTTGCAGCAAGAAACGCGGCACTGACTGGAAGCGGTAATTTTGATGATATTTACTGGCAGTATTTACTGTTGGAATCCCCATGGGCGTTCGAGAGTTATTTGTTATACATGGAGAAGAATAGACCGGACAGCAAAAAGTTCTATATCCCAAGAAAAAAAACACTCCAAGTAGTCGCTCAAGATTTACAGGATTTGGAAGATAGGATAATTGAATTTTACGGTCTATCGTTACCAAGTCGTGTTGGTAAGAGTACTATGTGCATATTTTTTATGTCGTGGATAATGGGAAGACGACCAAACAGCCACAATGCAATGGGCGGTCACTCTGGAAAACTGGCCAAGGGTTTCTATGGTGAGCTTCTGAATCTCATAAGCACACAAGAATACACTTACAGTGAGATATTTCCAAAATCAAAATTGCAAAAGCAAAGTGCCGATGATTTTGAGATAAATTTGGACAAGCCAGACCGATTCGCCACAATGACTTGCCGCGGTATCGAGGGAACATGGACGGGTGCTGTTGATATTTCGTCTGATGGATATTTGTATGTGGATGACCTTGTTCGAGACAGGCAGCATTCTTTAAGCCCTACTCGTTTGGAGAATACCTATCAAGAGTATCTGAACAAAATGGTTGACCGTAAAATTGATGGGGCAAGAGAGTTGATGGTTGGAACAAGATGGAACCTGTACGACCCATTAGGCAAAATTGAAAAGCTCAATCGAGATAATCCATTGTATCGGTTCCGTAAGATTCCTGCCTTGAATGACGATGGTGAATCAAACTTTGAATATGATTATGGAGTTGGTTTTTCTACGAAGTATTATGTAGATATGAAAGCCAGACTTGATGCTAACGAATGGGAGGCTAAATATCAACAGAAACCATTCTTGCGTGAAGGAATCATGTTCGCAGAAGATGAACTAAGATATTACAATGGAATTCTTCCAGAGGGCGGATTTGTAAAGAACGTATCTGCTTGTGACGTTGCGTGGGGCGGTGGTGATAGTTTGTCCATGCCGGTTGGTGCGGAATTTGAAAACGGAGATGTATACATTTATGACTGGATTTTTAATACAGGTCCGAAGGAAGTCACACTTCCACTGGTTGTCGGAAGAATTATGGGAAATGAGATCCAATCTATCAATTTCGAAGCTAACAATGGTGGCGATATGTATGCTTATTATGTCAGCGGAAGACTAAAAGAACATGGATATGCTTGCAGCACTACCAGCACAAAAGCTCCATCAAAGCAAGCTAAAAAAGAAAAAATCAATCAGTACTCTGGAGATGTTAAAAGAAGATTCATATTTCTAGCACCTAAATACCAAAACAAGGAATATTCAAAAGCAATGGAACAGTTGACCACTTTTGTGTATATTGGCGACAACGATCACGACGATGCACCAGATGGTGTTACACAACTTATGATAACTCTGACTCAAAAACGATTTGCAGAAGTTACAGCAACTAAGAATTTTATGTGGGGAAGGAGATAGTATGGATATAAAGGAGTATCTGAATCAAATTCAACGATACGAAAAAATTATAAATAACAAACTGGAAGAAATTGAGCACTTAAAATTGCTTGCCACCAGTATTAGTGCTTCGGCATATGGCATTGAACGCGTTCAGACTTCAGGAAGCCAAGATAAAATAGGCGATACCATAGCAAAACTGGTGGACGCACAGCGTGAACTGGCTGATGATGTGGTAGAACTTATAGAGAAAAAACAGAAACTTATAGATGTTATAGAATCCGTGAAAAATCCCCAATATTATGATTTTTTGTACAAACGATACATAGAGGGAAAAAAGCTAACTGTTATTGCGGATGAAATGGAATACAGCGAAGAATATATTAAACAATTCCATGGAAGAGCCGTGAATTACGTAAAAGAAATGCTTAATTTTAAAAGTTAACACCTTTTCTTACTGAATATAACTTTCCGGTTATGTATAATATATGATGAAAATGTATGAAGCATCGGGCGAAAACTCGGTGCTTTTTTCATGCCTAAAAGGAGGTACGGGCAGTGGCAAGAAATAAGATGAATTATATTGACCTCTGCCATGGTGAATTTGGCAGAAAGGTAGCATATACCGGAGTAAACAAAATTACACCAGAAAATGTACTGAAAGTGATTGCTGATACAATCGGTGTTCACAATAGAAACAGAACTATGATTGATTATCTGTATAGATACTACAAAGGCGACCAGCCAGTTCTTTACAGAGAAAAACTTGTACGTCCTGAAATTAATAACAGAGTATGCGAGAATCATGCACTTGAAGTTGTTCGCTTCAAAGCATCTCAGACATACGGAGAACCAATTCAGTTTGTTTGTAAGAAAAAGAATGCAAGCGAAGAAACCAATGCGCAGGTGGATTTGTTTAATGATTATCTGGACGAAGCAAATGCAGAAGCCAGAAATATTGAATTAGGGACATATCAAAGCGCAGTAGGCACTGCATACAAGTGCATTCTTCGTGAAGAAGATTGGACAGCGGATTCAGACATCCCGCCATTTAGAATTTTTATTCCATATCCGGGAGATTGCTACATTGTTTATTCCAAAGGCACCGGAAAACCACTGATGTCGGTTCAGATATTAAAAGACGAAGATGACCAACAGTATTATCAGTGCTATTCAAAAAACCAGTATTTTATTGTGCAGAATGGAAAGATTAAAAAAGCCGGTCTGAATGGCTTTGGAAACATTCCAATTATTGAATATCCAAACAATCATGACAGATTATCTGATGTTGAAATAGCAATCACAATGTTCGATACAATCAATAACATGCAGTCAAACAGAATGGATGGAGTTGAACAGTTTGTTCAAGCCTTTATGAAATTCAAGAACTGTGAGATTGACGAGAACGAATTCCTCAAGATGGTAAAACTTGGCGCTATATCTGTTAAAGATACCAGCAATGGATGCCAGTCGGATGTTGAACTGATGACTGCTGAACTGAATCAATCAGAAAGTCAAGTTGCTAAAGATGATATTTACAGCAATATGCTGATTGTTGAAGGAATGCCAGATAGACAACAGAACACAGGGGGAGATACCGGTCAAGCCGTATATCTCCGCAATGGTTGGGACTTCGCAGAGCGTAGAGCCAAATTGGATGAACCTTTTATCCGTGAAGCTGAGAAAGCATCTGCCAGAATAATACTTAACATTATAAGAAATACTACTGGTGATATAAAACTTTCGACAAGAGATTTTGATGTAAAAATTACCAGAAACCCAACGGATAACATGCTTGTTAAAGCACAGGCCCTCGATTATCTGGTTAAGAATAAAATACATCCGCTCATTGCACTTATTACTTGTGGATTATTTAGTGATCCGCAGAAAGTATACGAAATGAGTTTTCCGTATATGCAGTCATTGTATAAGAATCCAGAAGAGGAAACGCAGAAAGCACAAGAATTGATTAAAGATTTTAGTCAGAAATCAATTCAAAATCAATCAGCAACAATTTCTTCCACTGGTGAAGAATAGACGTTTTTACATCAATTATTTAAGGAATCTTGGAAAACTGAGATTCCTTTTTTAATACTCAAAAATATTGCAACAGCCCGTGAGCGCAAATCGGGTACAGATCATGTGCGGAGCGAACCGTGTGAACAAAGCGTGTTGGTCTGGAAGAAAGGAGATTTCATGACAAGAGAACAGGCAAAACAAGTACTTATCGGTATGGGAATTGAGGAGCCGTCTGATGAACAGGTGTCTAAATACCTTGATTCCGTTACAGGAGAAGTAAAGAAAGAAAAAGACAAAAATGCTTCATTACAAGAAAAAGCCAACAAGGCAGCAGACCTTGAAAAAGAATTGGAAGAGCTGAAACAGCAGAATATGACAGACGCTGAGAAAGCAGAACTGGAACGCCAGAAAGAAAAAGCTGCAAACGAGAAAAGAATTTCTGACCTTGAATCCGCACTTGCAACTTCCCAGAGAGAAGCACTGACAGGAAAAATCACTTCCATTTTTGCTAATGCAGGAATGCAAGGTGATGCCTACGCAGGAGCAATCAAAGCATTTTCCAATATGAATAAAGAAGATGCACTCAAAGAAGCACAGACTTTTGTTGATGGAATTTCCGAAGTAAATAAAACAACTCTCGATACTGCAAAAGCTGCATGGGAAAAAGAAATCCTTGAAAACACGCCTAATCCGGGTGGTGGAGCTGGCGACAGTAACGAGACAAAGAAAAGTGATGCATCTGAATATGCAAAAGCGTACTCAGCAAGAATGAATCAAGAAGCCAAGGCAGCAGATGATAATGCCCCGGTAAATATTTAATTTTAGTAAAGGAGAAAAAGATATGGCTTTTATGAAAACTGAGCAGTATGAATCCAGACCTAACATCCTTGAATCTGAGGTTGGATTAGTACTCAAAACTTACACAGCAGATCAGACAAATGCTGAAACAGTTGGAACTAAGAAAATCATCAAAGCAGGTTCTGTATATCCGACAAATGCAACAGGCGCAATCGGCATTGTGTTTGAAGATGTTGATATGACAGATGATGCTAAAAGACCGATTTCTGTGATTATTGCAGGTCGTGTTCTTGAAAAAAGACTCCCGGTAACAGTTGATGAAACTGCAAAAACTGAACTTGAGAAATCAGGTATCGTTTTTGTGGTCACAGAAGATCCAGTATATTAAGGAGGTATAACAAATGCCATTTAATGTTTTAGAATCCATCACAGAGGAAGAGAGACTTAATTTCTCCCAGAGTTTTGATGTAAAAAGACCTGGTATCCTTGATACTATTTTTCCAGATATAAAAACACAATATCTGAAAGCCGAATATTACAGACTTATGGCCGGACAGAGACTTCCAGAAGTAGCGTTTGTTCATGCTCTTGATACTGAAGCAGAAATCGGTACAAGACCAGGATTCGAAAAAGTACTGACTGAAAAACTTTTCATTAAAAGAAAAATCAATCAGTCTGAAAGATTACGTCAGGCAATCGAAAATGGTGTGCCGGACAACGAAGCACTGAAAAACTTTGTATTTGACGATGCAGCTAACCTGTTTGAAGGCGTTGTTGCAAGAGCAAATGTCATGAAAGGTCAGTTCCTTTCTACTGGTGCTGTAACAATCAAAGAAAATCATGTTGATATGGGAATCAATTATGGTGTTCCAGCAACTGCAAAAGTAACACTTGCCAACTGGGCTACACCAGAAGCAGATATCATGGGAGATATCCAGAAAATGGTAGCTGTAGCAGAAGACAATGGTTATGTAGTTAATAAAGCCCTTACTTCTCTCAAAATGATTAACTACATGAGAAATAACACTGCTATGCAGACAGCAGTTCTGGGAGCAGATAACAAACGTCTTCTGACAAAACAGGAACTTGCAAATCTGCTTATGCAGGAATACGGAATCACAATTGATCGTTGCGATGAGAAATTCCGCTTCAGAAAAGCAGATGGTTCTCTTAAAACAGGCAGATACTTCAAAGAAGATGTATTTACTCTGTATGAAGCAGATGCAAACGGTTCTTTCGGTACAGGACTCTGGGGCGTGACGCCTGAGGAACTTGAATACAGACAGTTCATTCAGGAAGAAAACCGTTCTTTCGTAACACTGTCCATGTGGGCTACACAGGATCCGGTTGCAGTATGGACAAAAGCGTCCGGTATATTCGTTCCGGTTGCTCCGAAAGCTAATGGCGGTATCGTTATCGGCACAAAGGGGGAATAAGCGGGCATAGTCTCAATGTGAACAGCCAATCACCGTCTGTAGCAAGTGTTGAATCAGAAGAATCAACACATAAATACGCAGAAAGTGAGCTGTCTAATATGACTGTACCACAGTTAAGACAGCTTGCAAGTGATAATGGCTATGCCCTGACCTCAACAAATAAGGCTGGTATCATTTCTGAAATATTATCTCAGCAGTAACGCAGAAAGAGGCGGTGAATTAAATGAATGAAGAACTTATGGAAGAATTATCACTTTATTTAGCAGATAATCCAGAATCTGAGTCCATACTCACTCTTTCTGTAAATCGGGCAATTCGTTCATTTAAAAATAAGCGAAATTACCCCTCTAGTTACACTGATGATAAAATCAAAAACGACATGAAAAAATGCTATGATTGTATTTTTGACTTGGCGCTTTACTTTCTAGTTAAACAGGGGGCAGAGTTCCAAGGATCACATTCTGAATCTTCTGTAAATAGAAGTTGGAAATCTGAAACCGAAATTTATATTAATCATGGTGTTTTTCCTTTTGCTGGAAGTTTCAATTAAAAAAGATGGGATGGAACGCAATGTGTTTTTCCTCCCGGCACGTTGCAGGGTTGCTCGTTAAAGTAGGGAAAGAGCAAAAATCTTATAGGGAGTGAAAGAAAGGAAAAGCGATGGGATGTGAACATGAGTGCTTTAACAATCACCGCTTCGAAGAAATTGAAAAAAATATTCATGATATGCAGGAAAAGCAGTCTGAAAGACACAAGGAATTTTATTCTAGAATTAATAAACTTGAACAGAAGACTGCCCTGTATAGCAATGACTTAGATCATATCAAAGAAACAGTCGATGAGATGAACAACAATTTAAAAATTCTCATGGCAGTCCCTGGCAAACGTTATGACACCATTATTGTATGCATTATAACAGCAGTCGTGGGAGCAGTTGTAGGATTTATGTTGAGCGGTGTATTTCCTATGTAACAAATCGATTCCACTTGTAAGGGAGGACGGTGGAGTTATATGAATTATGCGGATTTTTCAGAAGATGAAAGAAAATTTTACTTGCAAGAAGCAGGTTTTGATTCACGTGAAGAAAAATTATTTCGATTACGGGCTTATGGCGAAAAAACATTATGGGAAGCATCTGAATTAATGGGGTACAGTCCCAGAACCATAGACCGAATCAATAGAAAAATAAAAAAGAAAATTACCAAAGTTGCCCCGATGTATATTCGGGGCTTTTCTTTGTATAATGGCGGAAATGTGGCGAAATAGTGACGTTCAAATACAGTGTTCCTTCCTATATAATATAATCATAGGAGAAAACGTAATGATTATATTAAGAAACCCTTACGAGGGTATATGGGAAAAGCATCGTTCTATAGATGATATGGATATGATTCTTGAATCCCGGACAGGAGGAACAGATTATGGCAGGTTATCCGTATTATCCGCAACAGCCAATGATGAGCAACCCTTACGGACAAATACAGCCGTATCAAGACAGGTTGGCACAATTACAGAATAACTATCAACAGGCAATGCCATATGGACAAATGCAGATGCAACAGTTACAGCCAGTTCCACAATCACCTATGCTTCAAGGGCAGATGGTTGATGGCATTGATACTGTAAAAGCAAAAGATGTAGATATGTCTGGAAATCCTGTTTATTATCCAAAAACAGATGGTACAGAAGTCTACAGGAAACAATTACAAGCAGACGGAAGAAGCAAAATTTTTGTTTACCGACTTGTCAATCCAGAAGCAGAGCAGCAACAGGAAGAACCAAAGCAGGTTGATCTAGTTGCTATGATTAATCAGCTTCGAAACGATGTTTGCTCTGAGATTTCTGAAATAAAAAACATGTTCCCGACACAAATGTCGGAGACATCGGTATCTAAGCAGAACGGAGGTAAGCAAAGATGAGTTTCAATCCTAATGCCATGATGAAAAAGCAATTTGAGAAAATGATTTCTCAGAGGTTCGGAAGTGTGGATAACATGATGAACGATATGAGTAAATTTGCAGGAAACAATCCGACATTGAAGAATGCGTTGGATTTATACAAAAAAGGTGATGCAGACCAGCTACATCAAATACAACAAAATGTATTCAATGAAAAACATTTATCTCCAGATGGAATTATCCAGAAATTCCTTGGATTATAACATTTACCCATAATTGGGTGATTCAGAATCGCTACAATTTGGGACGACAGCCGCGGATGTCTCCTATTGTAAATAATATTTAAGGAGACTAAAAACATGATGAATGGTTCAAATTACAGCCTTAGTGACATTGCAGCTGCTACAGGCTCTAATAACCGTGCCAATGACATGTGGGGCGGTGATGGATTTTCACTTATCTGGCTTGTCTTGATCTTTGCTATCTTCGGATGGGGAGGTTTTGGCGGCTGGGGCGGCGGCTTCGGTGGCAATGGTGCAAATGGTGCTGGATTCCAAGGATGGGCCACACGTGCAGATATCAATGAGAGTTTTGCTCTTAACGATATTCAGAATGGTATCAGAGGTATTCAGCAGGGCATCTGTGACAGCACATATGCTCTCAACAATACCATGCAGAGTGGTTTCAATGGTGTGAATGTTGGAATGCTTCAGGGCTTCAATGGTGTTCAACAGGCAATTAACGCTGATACAGTAGCTAATATGCAGAACACAAACGCATTGCAGTCTCAGTTAGCTCAGTGTTGCTGCGACAACAGGGAAGCTATCCAGGGTATCAACTACAACCTGGCAACCAACACTTGTGCTCTTCAAAACACAATGAACAACAATACCAGAGATATTCTGGACAATCAGAACAGCAATACAAGAGCAATCCTTGATTTCTTGACGAATGATAAGATTGCAACATTGCAGGCAGAGAACTCTGATCTGAAGCGTGCTGCATCTCAGGATCGCCAGTCCGCGCTGATTGTAACTGAAATGAATGCACAGACGCAGCGATTAATCAATTCAATCAATCCATCCCCGATTCCTGCATTTCAGGTACCGGCTCCGTATGCATACGCAGGATGCAACGGATATGGAAACGGTTGCTGCTAAGTAACTCGCCCTTAGAGGTTGACTAATTCTAAGAGGTGGGTTGCGGCTCACCTCTTATTTGATTGAGAGGTAGAAATATGAGTTGTAAAAATGTTTGTAAGCTCTGCAACCATCTTGTGATAAGCCAGTCTGTCGCATTCACTGGTGGGAATCTTGTGGTTACACTCCCGGCAGGCAGTTATTCCAATGGAGAAAAGTATTGCATTGTTATCGCACAAAGCATACCAGAAGCCACTACGATTACTGCCCCGGTAATGATTCAAATAGGAACAGGAACAACTTTGTATCCGCTAGAGAATCGTTGCTGTGCACAGATTACGGCTTGTGGAATAAGAACCAGAACGAAGTACGCAACCAGAGTAGCTACAAGTGCAACTGGCGGAGTATTCAAGATGCTAGGAAACCCGGCTTGTAGTCCGAGTAATAATTTAACTGCAATTAATGGTACAGCCCCAACAACAGACACACCTGTTACACAGGCTGTTAGAAAGGGGGCACTGTAATGCATAAAGTTGCAATGGAAATGGGAAAATGGGCTATGGAAAAAGCCAAGGCGCATGGCTTCGACAATCTCAGCGCTCAAGACTGGGACGATTTGAAAGACTGCATGGAAGCTGTAAAGTGTGCGATTTGTGCAGATAAGGATTACAGAATCGTAGAAGCTATGGACGAATGCGAACAGGAAGAGAAGTATCTTGGACGCATGGGATATGATAGGTATCGTTATTCCAATGGCAGATTTGCACCAAAAGGCAGAGGAAGCCGTATGGGATACAAGCCATATCTGTACATGGAAGATGATGACTGGATGGACGAGTATCTGAACAATCCAGAGTTCGAACGTAATATGTACCGCATGGGTTATCATCCAGACCGTAGTGATATGAGAATGGATGGAATGAACCATAAGCAGTCCAGATATGGCGAAAGCTATGACAGATACAGCGAGAACCGCAGGCATTACCATGATTCCAATGATACAGAATCTAAGAGAAAAATGGATGATTCCATGAAAGAGTATACATCTGACATTATCCGTAATCTTACAGAGATGTGGTCAGATGCAGATGCGACTCTTAGACAGTCGATGAAAACTGACTTAACTCGCCTGATACAGCAGATGAATTGAATATGAAATGAATTTTGCCCTTGTTACAGGAATGTAACAGGGGCTTTTTAATTAGGGAGATTGATGATGGAAAAATGTGTAATAAATGTTCTTGGAACGAATTACAGAATTATTCCAAAAGAACTTAAAAATGCAGATATTGACGGCCTTACAGATAATACTGCAAAGGAAATTGTTATCAGAACGGACAACGTAAATAACGTTGGTGATTTTGACTTCTTACAGAAAAAGCAGTTGAGACACGAAATTATTCATGCATTCTTGTCGGAAAGTGGATTGCAGTGCAATTGGCAACATATGGAACAGTTCGGACATGATGAAACCACAGTTGATTGGTTTGCGATTCAATCTCCGAAAATTTTTGAAGTATTCAAAGAACTTGAGTTAATTTGAAAGGGATGGTGATAAGCCATGCTAAGACAATTTTATATGAACGGAGACCTATGGAGAGTGCAGTTCGTATCTCCGCACGACAGCGTGTTAATTGACCGCACAGGCGAAAGAACTCTTGCGGTATCGGATTATTCAACAAAGATAATTTCAATCGCAAACAACCTGTATGGAGAACTTCTGAACCGTGTATTTATTCATGAGTTGGGACATTGCGTAATGTTCAGCTACGGTCTATTGCCAGGACTTCACCGTATGGTCAAGAAACAGTATTGGGTGGATGCAGAGGAATTTGTGTGCAATATGCTTGCCGATTACGGATGCTTTGTAATTGGCGTTGCAAAAGATGTTTTAGGAAACCAATTTACTTATGTGTCCCCTGTTGGAGTAGAAAAAATGATTGCATAAATGAAAACCCTATTTTGCCAGCTGTAAATGATGATGGTGTACTTATTTTTTAGGAGGTAGTTCATGGCAGAATCAATTTTAAAAATCCATACTCAAAACGGAGATATTCCAGTTGGGTATCCAGGCTTAGCAGACAAGCCTATCTCAGATAAAACTTTGAGCGAAGAGGGAGCATTTGCCGACTCCAAAGCCGTAGGCGACAAATTCAAAGAAGTAAAGACAGAAACTGATTCACTAAAGGAAGATTTATCCAACAAAATCACAAAGTTCTACGCATCGAATCAGGGTGAAACTCATATCACTGATTCTGACAATGGAAAGATTCAAGATATGATGCTGTATGGCAAATCATCACAGGATGGAGTGCCAACGCCAGAGAATCCAGTTGAGATTAAAAGCGTGGTGAATCCAACGGTGAAGGTGTGCGGGGAGAATTTATAGCCCGGTAGTGATTTAATTGGGTTGACAAAAACATATACTACGGATTTTATACCTGTTATTTTACACAAGGGGAAAATTTATTTTTCTTTTGATACGTCTTCGGACACAAGTGATGGTCGATACCATATTAATGCGAAATACTTTGATATAAATAAAGAATTGATGGGTGGTAATGGCAATGAAAGTATAGCAGGAAATAACATTTCTCATGTGAGTTTTGAATTTGATGGAACGAAAGCTGGAATTAATCATGAAACAATCGATTTAAAAAATGTTTCATATGTAAAAATTATGTTTGGTATTTATGCCACTACAGCTACCAAAATTACATACAAAAATATAATGATAAGTGCCACAGATTCCGATTTTGAACCATACAAACCTATTCAGACCGTCACCCTGCCGTATACTCTCAACGCAATCCCTGTAGAATCAGGTGGTAACGTCACAATCGACGGTCAGCAGTATATTGCGGATTATGTGGATGTGGAACGTGGGAAGTTGATAAGGATGGTTGATTCTTCTAAGTTAGATAATACACAATCTATTGTAGATAAAACCGAATGGTTATTAGCAGCGCCGCAGGAAATCGACCTCACCACAGAACAAATCACCGCATTTACAGCACTTGCAACATATTATCCGACTACACACATCAGCGTCACTTCAGAACAGTTGGACGGATATACAGTATTCAACTATCCAATAAGCATGGCAAATGGGTGGAACTATGTCAAAAAGCAACTTAACGATAACCGTGACTACATCTACGACATGGACATACAGATAGCAGAAGCCTATGTCAACAGTGAATATGCAGTAGCATTAACAGAATTGGAGGTATGATTATGTTATATAGAACATTACTAAAACTTAAAGAAAGAAATGGACTTACAGACGATTTGAAGAATAAAATTGATATTTTCTTTGCAACTGGCAGGATTACTGAAGAACAGTATAATGAGCTGATGGATGTTAATAAGGAAGGAACTGAAAGCGGAAAATAATTAACTGATGGAAGCTTTATGACTAAATTCTATGACTAATCTATAACTTTCTATGACTAATTTTATCTGATATTTAGTCATAGCTTTAATTAACCATCAAAAGGGCCAAAACATGTACCACGACTTTTATCGAAAGAGGTGATATGCTATACTTAGTCCAGAATATTTACGGCAAATTACAGAGGGTAGTGAACAAATTGCCGAAGAGCTACATCAGTATATCATCTCTGAGATTGTGTCGAGAATGATGGCAGTATGTGACTACTGGTAAGGTTCCGGCAAGACCTTTTATCAATCAATTTTATCCAGAATTTCTTCTAGCGATTCTGGTTTTAAAAACTCTTCTGTTGATTCAGCCAGAATATGTGACCATATTTTTGATTCTGTGTTGGAATCAATAGTTTTTGCAAGTCGTAATCTTTTTAACACTTGTTCAGAATGTTCATATTTTGTTCCGCAATTTGGACATGATATTTTGTCCATTGTTATATTCTGATTAACCTCATACTTGCATCCACATTTGCAATGGATTGTATCGTATAATTCCATATTTGCCCCTCCTTTAAAAAACATTGTATCACAATCATTGAAAGGAATAAACATAAATGATAGGATTAAAAAGACAGAAACAGACCGTGTACTGGTCAAGAGTAACCGAAACACTTGAGGGAATAGATACCGTACCGACATACAGTCAACCGCAAAGCTTTAAGTTTTCTGTATCATCTACCGCAGGAACGCCAGAGGAAATATCGGCAGGAATCGTGCCGGATTACGACAGGTACATTACTTCCTTTAACCGTTCTTTCCATCCGCAAGAGGGAGATGTATTTTGGATTGATACTGTGCCACAGGTTGACGCACTGGGAAATCTGGTTCTGGAAGATGGTATTCCTACAACACCGCCAGATTATCGTTTGAAGAAAATCCTTGATACGCAAAGAGGAAATCTGGCTAGATATGGAATTAAAAAGATAGGTGCAGAAGAATGAGCGGACGAGTAATCAAATGCAATCTGAGCCAAAAATCTATTGGAAATGTAATCAAAGAATTGAAAGCATATCAAAACAGTCTTCGCGATAAAAATGAAGTATTTCTTAAAAGGCTTTGCGAATTGGGAATTCCTGTCATAGACGAAAATATTATGTTGGCACAGGGAGATTCTGATAAAAACCACAATACCTACATCAAAATCAACAAGTTCGGAAATTACGCGCAGGCAACTCTTGTGTGCGAAGGCTCTGGACTTTTGTTCATAGAATTCGGTGCTGGTATTTCGTACAACACTCCGGCAGGAACAAGCCCCCATCCAAAAGGAGAAGAATTCGGATATACCATTGGTTCCTACGGACAGGGAAAAGGAAAAAACGAATCGTGGGTATATGTGGCAGACTCTGGCGAATGGGTACGTTCTTACGGTACGGAGGCTACAATGCCCGTGTACAAAGCAAGCGTAGAAATTATGCAGAATATCCGTAGAATCGCAAAAGAAGTATTTTCTGCATAAAAACATAACACCTTTTCTTACTGAATATAACGTCTGTTTTATGTATACTGTAAGATATAAAAGCATCTACCGAAATGGTGGGTGCTTTTTCTATGCTCAAAATAAGGTGGTGACAGAGATGCCAGATGTAGTAAAAAATCCAGTTTCAGACGTATTTGAACGATGGAAAGCAACTATTGAACCCGTTGTAGGAAAAGGGAACTTTTCTAATGACGAAAGTCAGACGGTAGCTTCAAACAAAAGGGTTTACGCACGTTTGTTCTTACTTGGAAATCCAACATCACGTGGCAATCTTGAGGGAGATGAGTGTGCGACAACACCATCTTTCCAATCAGAATCCTATGCGACTGGTTCAAAAGCTTCTTCAAAAGCATATGAAATTGACGATGCTAGTCACAAGGCTATGGTTGGCATGGGTTTTCGTAGGATATACGGGCCCGTAAGACAAAATAATGCTGATAACAGCATAAAACGTGTTGTTAGCAGATATAGCCGGATATATACTGGCACATTACTCTAGGAAAGGAGTGAGAAAACATGGAACAGATTATGAACTATGTGAAGCCGGAACTTCTAATTGTAGCCGTAGTACTGTACTTTATCGGAATGGGAATCAAAAAATCCGAAGTCATACCGGACAAATATATCCCGGCAATCCTTGGTGCTTTAGGCATTCTGATTTGTGGAATTTATGTTATTGCTACATGCGCTATATCTGGCGCACAAGAAATCGCAATGGCAATTTTTACCGCAATCACACAGGGAATCCTCGTTGCAGGACTTAGTAATTATGTACATCAGATTGTAAAGCAGGCAAGCAAAGAAGACTAGAAGGAGGTGATCCTTTTATCTCCCGGTACAGGGTTACGTACTAGAACCAGAGCCGTTAAGGCTCTTTTTTATTGCAATAAATTATAGCCGAAAGGCAGAAAGGAGCCAAAATGGCACGATTAACTACACTTGGTGTGAAATTTTCATATGCCGTTGAAACCGTGAAAGGCACAAAACCTACCAAATTCACACAGCTGGAAGAAGCCTCTTCCATCGGCGGTATTTCTCTTGACACAGAACAGATTGACGTTTCTGCACTGGAAGATTATCTGACTCAGTATGCAGCTGGTAGACAGGATACAGGTGGTACTTGGGAGATTGAATTTATCATGGATCCAGACAAATCTGTTAAACAGATTAAGAAACTGTACGAAGATTCTAAAGCTGCAAAAACTACAGGATTGGCAACCTGGTTTCAGGTGTCGTTCCCGGATATGTCCGACTCATTCTTTGTTATTGCAGAATGCGGTCGCGAAATTCCAATGCCAGAAATTGCACAGAACGAAGCAGCAACCATGTCTATTTCTCTTATCATCAATACATATAAGGGACTGGATACCAAAATTGAGCCGACAGCGGCTGCTGAATAAGATATAAAACAGGGAGGATAATTTATGTTTAGTTTCTCAGCAAATGGCAAAACATACAAAGTAAAATTCGGATATGGCGTACTTACTCAGTCAGACATTCTTACACAGGTGTCTTCCATGGGGGCAATCACCAACCCGAAAGATATGATCAAAATGCTTCCAGAACTGATTCTGGCAGGACTGCAAAGAAAACACAAAGATGAATTCGGATATGAAACCGAAGAAGAAAAGAAAGTAGCATACGAAAAAGTATGTGATCTTCTGGACGATTACGAAGATGAATCCACAGAGGAAAATCCTCAGAATGGATTTATTTTATTCGAAAAAGCAAGTCAGGAGCTTGAGAAGAACGGTTTTTTATCCGGCATGCTGAAAGCGATGGAAGAAGCCGAGAAGAATCAGAAAGTAACCAAAATGCCACAGGATCACAAGAAGAAGAGCTGAGCTTTCCTGAGGCAGTCCATAAAAAACTACTTCCACTTTATTTGTCTATTGGCGTTTCTGAGGAAAAGTTTTGGGATTCCACACCGTATGATTTAGAACCATACATGGAAGCCTACAAATTAAAACAAAAAATGGCCGATTCGCAAGCATGGCAGTTCAACATGTACACGATGTGTGCAGTTCAGACTGCGGTTGCAAATGTGCTTATTGGTAAAAAGTCAAAGGCTGAATACCTTAAAGAACCATTTTCACAAACAGCCGAAAAGCAAAAGCAAGAGGATGAAGAGAATCTTTCTGAAACAGAAAAGAAACGGCAACGTGACAGGTTGCTCATGACATTGCAACTCATGCAAGCAAATTTTGAGCTGAATCATGGTAATAATGACGAGGGCAGGCAGGATTAAAAGTCTTGTCTGCCCTTTATTTTTTTGATTAAAAGGAGGTGCTTTAATGGCCGATAATACCATAGATACCCTCAATATACAAATAGAGAGTAGCACAACTCAGGCGGTGCATTCTATTAATAACCTTGTAAAAAAATTAGATACATTAAACACTGCCCTTGGAAATCTTGACATAAACCGGTTAAATAATTTTTCCAATTCTTTAAAAAGTTTAGGTAGCGTGAATTTTAAAGCAAATGGATTGAATGCGGCTATAAACGCTATCAATCGTCTTGGAAAATCTGATTTCAGTCAGTTTGATACAGGGAAATTAGGCAAAATTCTTACTGAGATGCAGAAACTTGATGCTATTCCAGATGTTTCTCCGAGCGTTAGCCGGTTCACAACCGCTATAGCTAAGCTTGCCGGTACAGGACAGTATATCGGCAATGTATCAAAGGAACTTCCGAATCTTGCGACAGGTTTAAATAATGCGGCTACTAAATTAGGCTCTATGAGTGAAGTATCAGCATCCACCAATGCCTTTATTACTTCTCTTGGAAAATTAGCTGGTGCAGGAGATAAAACTGGAAAGACTGCAAGTCAATTATCAACTCTCGCGCAAGAGGTTTTGAAGTTTTTTGACGTAATGAAAAGTGCACCAGATATCAGTTCGAGCACAATAAGAATGACAGAAGCTCTTGCAGTATTAGCATCGTCTGGAAGCAAAGTAGGGCGTGCCACAAGTAGCGTTTCGAATTCATTTAACACGCTTTCTTCGTTAGGTTCAAAAGCAAGTACTGTAATCAATGGGCTGACAAATGCTTTTCAAAAATTTGCTTCAAAAGCTATTTCTTTAGGCGGAAAAGCTGTATCTGCAATCGCAGGTATTGGAAATGCATCTTCTGAAGCTGGTGAAAAAATAAGAAGATTGTCAAATCCTATGAGTTCAGTAACTGATAAGTTGAGTGCTCTTTACGCCAAAGGTTTCCTCGTAAAAAGAGCATTAGATGTTCTGACATCGCCAGTAGAATCCGCAATGAACTATGTAGAGACCCTGAACTATTTCAACTCTGCGTTCAATCAAGTGGCAGAAGGAATCAACACTGACGAATGGAAAAAAAGTGGCATAAAATCCGCTGAAGCATATGCAAATTCATTCCAGGAAAGGGCAAAACAGCTTTCACAGAAACTGACAGGATTCGAAATTTCAGATACTGGTGAACTGGCTAGAACCAATACCGCTAGTCTTGGACTTGACCCAGAAAAAACAATGCAGTATCAGGCAACATTTGCACAGATGGCATCATCTATGGGCGATACATCAGAGACTGCCTTAAAATTGTCTGATGCACTCACTATGATTGGTGCTGACCTTGCTTCTGTACGAAACATGGACTTCGAGGATGTATGGCAGGACATGGCATCTGGCTTGACTGGTATGAGCCGCGCTATGGATAAGTACGGCATTAATATCCGTAATGCCAACATGCAACAGGAACTGTATAATCTTGGAATTAACACCAGCATATCGAATTTGTCTCAGGCAGATAAAACGATTCTGAGAACGATTATCTTGCTGAACAACTCTAAGTATGCATGGGCTGATTTATCAAACACGATCAATCAACCGGCAAATCAGATTCGTATGCTTCAATCTAACTTTGCATCCCTTGGTAGAACAATAGGTTCCTTATTCATTCCTATACTGCAAACAGTACTTCCATATATCAATGCAATAGTAATCGCAATACAAAGAATGTTCGCTTATATTGCAAAACTTCTTGGAATCAAACTGTCTAACTTTGTATCATCTACTGGCGGTATTTCTGTAGATACAAGTAACATTGCGGATGATATGGATAATACCAGTGATTCTATTGATACTGCAAATAAGAATGCCAAAAAACTCAAAAAAACATTGTCAGTTCTTTCATTTGATGAACTGAATCAGCTTAATGACAATTCTGATTCTGGTAGTACAAGCAATCCATCTTCTGGCTCTGGAAAAGGCGGTTTGGGGCATATCGGAGCACTTGATGCAGCTTTGGACGATGCTTTGTCTGCATATCAAAAAGCATGGGACGAAGCATTCAAGAAAATGTCCAACAGGGCAAATGAAATGGCAGATGCCATTGTAAATGCCTTTAAGAGAAAAGACTGGAAAGGTCTTGGAAAAATCATGGCTGACGGCATTAACTGGGGAATGCAAAAGCTTTATGATTTCATTAACTGGAATAACGTAGGCCCGTACATCACTAAATTCACCAGTGCGTTCACCCAAACATTTAACAGTATGGTTGATAATATCAACTGGGATTTGATGGGGCGTACCGTTGGAGCTGGTATGAATACCATTGTAAATACTGCAAACCAACTTCTGGAAGGAATCGACTGGAAGAACCTTGGTGCTAAATTTGCCAATGGTATCACTGGTCTTGTTCGTGAAGTAAATTGGGAAAACTTCGGCAATCTGCTTGGAAATTCCTTTATGCGTGGTTGGGATATTTTCTCAGGCTTCGTAGAAAATCTCCAGTACGGAGAAATTGGAACAGCTGTCGCAGAAGGCTTGAACGGAATCTTTGAAAAGATTAGCTTTGGCGAAATCGCTCATACGCTCGCAACTGGCTTGAATGGTGCTTTCGATACACTGGCTTCATTTACCAAAGACTTTGAATGGAATGACCTGGTTAATAATATTACCAACGGAATTACGACATTCATGCAAGAATTCAACTGGCGAGAAAACGGTCAAAAGTTAGAAGAATTTATCAACAAATTGCTCACATCTCTTATTGAGATTGCCAGAGGTGTTGACTGGGAAGCCTTCGGTCACAACGTAGGCGTATTTCTTAGCCAGATTGATTGGGCGAAGCATCTTGGACAATTAATCACTGTTATTGGTGATGTCCTTGGTGGGATTTGGGAAGGCCTCGGAAGTACATCTGCCGGCACATTTATTCAAGCTATGGCTGTATTTGCAGTTGGTAATAAGCTCATGCCATTAGTTGATACAATTACTAAGTTTTTTACAGGTGATACTGTATTTGGAAATCTTTCTAAAGCTGTACAAGGTATGCTGAGTCCCGCAATCACAGAAGCAGTCTCAACAACTATTCCGGCTCTTGGGACATCGTTAGGTTCACTTGTTGCAACTGGTGGTGGAATTGCTCTTGCAGTAGGTGGTGCAGTATTACTTACCAAGAAATTAGCAGGACTTTTTGAGACCATGCAAGGTGGTAATGGAATGACTACACAGTATGGTGGTTATCTCCATGATTACGCAACACAGCTTACTAATGTAGCGAATCTTACTAATGAGCAGTCAGAAGCATTATGGCAGCTGATTGAAAAGGACGAAGAACTTGGAAAAACTCATGACGAAATGTATGCTGATATGGTTGAAAAACTGAAAGAGTATGGTGTTTCATCCGATCAGGCTAGAACAGCTCTTGAGCAGTATGGTGCACAAGCCGGTGTATCAGCTGAATTTGTTGAGGGCATGACTAATCAAATCTCTGCTCTTGGAGAAGGTGTGTCTGAAGCTGCAAGCAAATTTGATACGTCAAAGATCAGCGTTGATAATTTGAAAGATACTCTGTACGCATTGAGCCTTTCTTCCGCTGAATTTGGGGGAAATTATACGACTGCATGGAATATGATTAGTGAAGTCCCATACAGCAATACAACTGATGCACTAAATGCAGTTTATACTTCATTGAAAAACGCAGGTGTTCCGCTTGATGAATTGAACAGTAAATTATCGAAAGATTTCCCGAATGCAACAATAGCTACAAAATCAGCTGCGGACAAAAATATCGTTGGTGCACAGCAGACAATTTCCTCTTCTGTTGGTAAGGCATCAAAAGATACTCAGTCAGCTACAAACACAATGGCCAAGAGTGCCACAGATGATTTCTCGGAAATCCAGAAGCAAGCCGATACTTACATGAAAGGCATGGAAAGCACTACCACGAGTTCATGGGGCAATTCTTCCAGAGAAGCTACATTGAAAGCCAGGGAAATGAAAAATGCCGTAAGTACAGAGCTTGGAAATATGGACAAATCTGTAACAAGCCATTTCCAAAGTCAGTACAACATTGCTTATAAGAAATGGGAGAATATCGGAAGAGATATCTCTTCTTATGTTTCTGGAAGTATGTCAAAGAGTATGGATAGCTCTTTAAATAGCTTTATGAGAACTATTCGCAGCGCATTCAGTGATATGTACAGCATTGGTCATAATGCGGCTCAATCATTAAGAAATGGAATGAAATCCGTGAGAATGCCTACGCTTTCGTATTATATTTCTCAGTGGAAAACACATAGCCTTGGGAACGGTGGTACCAGTTCAACCCCTGTCTATAGTCCGAACTGGTACGCTAAAGGTGGTTTGTTCAAAAATGCATCTGTCATTGGTGTAGGCGAAGCAGGACAGGAAGCCGTTCTTCCTTTGGAAAATCGTAAAGCCATGAAATCCATTGCCGACAGTATCATGTCTGGATATGACGGCAACATGGGACTTACGAAAGATGAGATCATGGAAGCTGTCGAGCGTGGCGTAGTTACTGCTTTGATGAACAATGGTGGCTTTGGTGGTTCTTCACCAGAGTACATCATGAACAGCATCAAGGTGAACGAACGTGAACTGGCGCGAATTGTCACAAAGGCTCAGAACAACACAGATTATCGCATGAATCCGTCCCCGGCATATTGATTTTTGCGGTAAAATTTGATATACTAAACGAGAGATAGTTATTACATTTGTTGAAAAGAGCACGCTAAAGATGAAACGAGGGAAAAACCTCACGATTCTTTGGTGTGCTCTTTTTTTGTCTGGTAAAACCAACAGGCTAACCCGACGGGGGACAAGTGCAATTCCATGATGCACCTGCCTGTTGCTTTTCATAAATCATGGGTCTGTGACGAAACGGCAGTCACGTATTAACGACATGGAGGTTATCTATATGAACGGTCGAAAATTAGTTTCCCCAAGACAATTAAAATTTGCCAGAGCAATTGCTGATGCGCTGAATATTGAAGCAGCTTTTAGTGAAAGCGATAGTTATTATGATGTCAGTGAATTTATCAGAGAGCACGAAGAGGAATATAAAAAATGCAATTGGAAAAAAGCGAGTGTTCGTCAAATTGATTATGCTAATTCAATTTCACGGGCTTGTTATGGATACAAAAGATTTGATGAGAATAGTCGATATGGTGATGTATCTGACTTTATATCAAAAAATAAAGACGCATATGCACGGATATTATGGAGAGAATCCATTATAGAAAAGAACAATGAAGATGTCGTTGAGTGTAGTAAAGATTTTCCGATAGAATCAATGCTGTTTTTGTGTGATAATTTGTATAAAGTTCATGGCATATACGCTTTTATTGGCGAAGACAATACCATTTTATATATTGGAAAATCAATTGATTTATCGCAAAGAATCACGTCATCTTATAGGGAACGAAAAAACTCAGCAAAAATTACCCGAGTAATGTTTTATACAGTGAACAATATTGCAGATACAAACATTTTGGAAATATTACTTATCGCTGAAAATAATCCGGTTCTTAATGAAGATTGCAAAACAGAAGATTCTCCCGAACTGTTTCATAGTGGAATAGATATACTTCGAGATTTCAGTGAAATTCCACTTAATAATTCAGAAAGGGAGGCAGTGTGATTATGGCAGTATTTAGAGTACACAAAACAAAGAATTACACGCTGATGAGTAATCATCATCTTAGAGATAAGGATTTGAGTTTAAAAGCAAAAGGGCTTTTATCTGTAATGTTTTCATTACCGGATTCTTGGAACTATTCTATTCCCGGGTTATGTGCAATTTTAAAGGAAAATGAAACGGCAGTGAAATCAACCATAAAAGAGTTAAAAGCAACGGGGTATCTTATTGTGGATAAGAAAAAGCCTTGCAAAGAAGAGGGACGATCTAAGTTTGAGTACATTTATAACATTTACGAAACTCCGCAGGATGTATCTGATAACAACAATAATCAAGAGTCTTTTTTTCAAGGTATAGAAAACCTACCCCTAGAAACTCCAGAGGTAGAACATCACCCCCATAATAAAAGAACTGATATATCAACTACTGATAAATCAATTACTGATACAAATAAAGACTGTACTTTATCAAGTACAGAGGAAAAGACTTTACCATCGTCTGGTAAAGGAGTAAATACTTCTGCTCCTAATAATAATATAAATATAAATATTAATAATATACCACCTAGAACGAAAGAGCAGAAGCAGGAACGGTACGCACATGCGAAAAATAATCGCTCTGTCGATTACAAAGACGAAGAACTACCGACAATCCTGTACAATGGATTTAATTCTCTGTACGGGGACAAAGAAGATATTTTGGAAGACCACGACATCTGCCTGACTATGGCATTGGTCAAACAGTTCTTTGAAAAGTTCAAACAGTATCGGGGAGAACGACACCCGATGGTTTATGCCAATGATCTTGACCAGTTCCTGAGTATGATTCGAAATGCTGACTTGGATATGGTGAAAGACGGAATAGTCGAAGAGGACGAGGAGCCGCAATATTATCTGGACATGATGGACGAGTATTTCGGCTCTGACATTGGGAAAAACAACAATATGGACTGCGATTATCATATCTGGCTGTTCTTCACGGAGAAGACACAGAACATTTTGTATAACCGCGTGAAACAGAAACGGGAGGAATGAAAATATGCCAATAGACAGACCATTGTTTGAACCGGGGGACATAGTAAAACATTTCAAGAGAGAAACCGTCAGTAATTTGCGGAGCAATGATTACCTGTATAAGATTGTCGGCGAAGCAAAGCATACAGAGACAGACGAACCGCTGATAATTTACCGTGCTTTGTATGGAGAAAGAAAACTATATGCCAGACCACAAAAAATGTTTTACAGTTTGGTTGATAAAGAAAAATATCCAGATATTTCACAGAAGTACAGATTTGAAAAATATGAAGGACAGATATTCATTGAATAAAACAGCCTAAAATCTATTTTAAATACAGAGGGCGATTATTTCCTCGCATAGATGCTTCAAATGGATTTTAGATGGAAAACGATACAGTAATTAATTAGAAAGTGAGAAAGAAATGAGTAGACTTGGAAAAGAAATGCCAGCAGAGTATTCAGACAGATTTGACGAACTGAGGCAAAATCGAGTAGAAGTCAGTTTTTACAAATACGGCACTGCAAAAGATAATTTCGGCGAGAAATTGGTAAATGCCATAGAATCTCATGATATGTGCATTAAAAAATATAAAGAAACCGGTAACACGGAGTATCTTTGCGATGCTGCGAATTATTTGATGTTCGAATTTATGTATCCACAAATCGAAGGTGCTTATTTCAAAGCAATCGACAATGGGGAAAGTGCCGGAGTAGTTGGAACACCAATTAATCAGTTAAAGGAGAAATGGTAGGATGAAAAAATCGGGCAATTCTTATGGGAAACACGGATTATGAATCATTTTGCAAAGAGCACTTCGAAAGATTCATTTCTGATATCCAAAAGAAACATTAATATAACTTTTTCTTACTGAATCTCACCTTGTATATGTGATAGAATAAAGAATCATAAAGCGTCTATCAGAGCGATAGGCGCTATTTTCGTGTAATTAAGCATCTTCTTTCGGGAAGGTGCTTTTTCTTTTATGAGGTGTTATATGGCAGAAATATTTTTAAAAGTAAACGGTGTCTCGATGCCTTGCCCGTCTTCCTACACATGGGGATTACAGGACGTATCAGCGGCAAAATCAGGAAGATCTGATGACTCTGTCATGCATAAAAACAGGGTAGCGCAAAAAAGGAAATTAGCTTTGCAGTGGAAAGGTAAAGATTGGGCTACTACAGCTAAGATTCTTCAAGCGTTCAATCCCGAGTACATCCAAATTACATATCCAGATATGATGTCTGGAAAATACGAAACCAGAACATTTTATGTTGGTGACAGGAGTGCGCCTGTTAAATGGTGGTGGCATGGAAACCAGAGAACAGAATCTATCAGTTTTGATGTGATTGAGAGGTGATGCATGAGAAAATTATCTAACAGATGGAAAGAAAAAGTCAAGAACGGAATGGACGTGCAGTACCTCAAGTATGCAGATATCACACTTACAGACGGAACTGTACTCAATCTGACCAGTGCCAATCTGTGGGCAAATGGATTCTCGTTTGAAGATTCCGTGTCCGGGGATAGTAGCTTTGACATCGGTTCTGCAATCATTAATGTATTGAATCTTAGTATTAACAATTTTGACGGTGAGTACTCCGATTACGATTTTGAGGGAGCAGAAGTCATATGTTATGTTGGATTACAGATTGAAAATGAGGATACAAGTGAACTGTTAGATTCAGCTGGAGAACAAATACTGGATTCAACCGGTGATACAATCATAGTTCATAAAAATGCGGTTATTGAAAAAACACGTATTTGCACAGTGACAGTTATTGAACAGCCGGAAGACGAAACGGTGACCATAGACCTTACGTGCGAAGATAATATGCGGAAGTTTGACCGCAATTATTCCGACAGCAAATTGAAATATCCGGCAACAAGAGGGCAGATTGTACGAGATGCCTGCGAGGTATGTGGGGTTACTCTGCAAACTTTAAACTTCTATAGAGATGATTACATTGTGCAGAATCGTCCAAATGACGAAGCTTTAACATTTCGCCAGGTTCTACAGTGGGTTGCGCAGATTGGCTGTCAGTGGATGAGATGCGATGAATATGGCAGATTGTGCATCGGTTGGTATAGCAGCATCAATGAAGAAGAACTCATTATTAATGATCTTGGAGTTCTCAAAACGCAAGATGATAGCAATATCTCACTTGAATTATCCAGTGCAAATGGTATTTTATCGGCAAATAACGGAACATTTCTGGAAAATGATGGCATATTGAGACTTTTTGCTACTGATGAAAAAGGAAATGTGTCTGAGATAAAAACCACTTATGGTTTTACTCCGCATCATACAGATGTAGTAATCACAGGCGTGAAAGTAACTGAATACAGCGAATCCTCTTCTGATAATCCGCAAACTTACATGGTTGGTACAGAGGGATATGTACTTGGAATTTCTGGTAATAAATTAATTCGTGTTGGCGATGGCCAGACGATTGCTTCAATGATTGCCGAGAAATGCGTTGGCATGAGATTTAGACCATTTGAATCCGAGTGTCCTACAGATGTGGCTCTGGAAGCCGGAGATTCACTGATTATTGTGGATAGAAATGGGAAAATATACACATCGCTACTTACCACAACTACATTGAAACCGGGATCCGGTCAGAAGATAGCTTGTAATGCCAAAAGCGCTGCTAAAAATAGCAGCACCCAATATTCCCAGGCGACGCAGGCATTTGTTACTGCAAGAAATATGGTTAAGCAGGAAAAAACCGAGAGAGAAAAAGCTCTTGAAGAATTTGGAAAAAGAATTGATTCAGCCACTGGTGTATATACCACCGAAGAAATACAGGAAGATGGAAGCCGGATTTTTTATTTGCATGATAAGCCTACACTCGCTGAATCCAAAGCAATTTGGAAGATGACCTCCGAGGCGTGGGGCGTATCTACAGATGGTGGACAGACATGGAATGGTGGCATGACAGTTGATGGCGATACGATTGTAAGAATTTTGAACGCGGTTGGCGTTAATGCTGATTGGATTAATGCCGGTGCAATCATGGTCAAGGATTCTGATGGGAATATTCTCTTTTCTGTTGATATGGACACCAAAAAAGTAATAATCAGTGGTGATTCAGTTGTTATCGGTGGCAAAACAGCCACAAAAGCATTATCCGACAATCTTCAGGAGAGCAAAGATTATTCAGATGGTAAATTAGCTGATTACGCTGACACAGTAACAGGTTCATTGGCTGGATTACAAGCACAGATTGATGGACAGATTGAGTCCTTCTTCTATGATTACGAACCGTCTTTACAGAACAAACCGGCTTCTGAATGGACAAGCACAGAAGAACGCAAAAAGCACGAAGGTGATCTTTTTTACTGGAAGAGCACTGGCTACGCGTATCGGTTTATGCAGGACGGTGCAACATGGAAATGGCAGATGATTCAAGACAACGACATTTCCAAAGCACTTGCACAAGCTGAGAAAGCGCAAGATACCGCAGACGGCAAGAGAAGGACGTTTGTTATACAGCCTTCGCCGCCGTATGATATCGGAGATTTATGGTCTCAAGACGGCGGAGATATCCTCACTTGTGTTGTAGCAAGAGCAAAAGGAAGTGTGTATGCATCATCTGACTGGAAGAAACTGAATAAATATACCGATGATACCACAGCAAACAAAGCCCTTGAAGCAGCAGCTCTTGCCAAAAACATGACTTTGCAGCTATCAAATGAAATGCAGACGATTACGGCTGATGCAGATGGCAATATCGCAGTATTTCCACAGGTATCTACCAAAGCTACTGTAATGTACGGCTCGTCAGATATCACAAATGATTGTAGCTATACCATTACAAAATCAGACAGTGTAACCGGCTCTTGGGATGTAGATACGCATACTTACACTGTGACCGGATTAAGTGCAGACAATGGATGGATAGACATCAGAGCAACATATCTCAGCAATCTGTCAGTAACAAAAAGATTCACGATTTCTAAGCAGAAAAAGGGAGAAGATGGAAAAGATGGTGAACCTGGTAGAACATACATGGTTGAGCCATCATGTAACGTCTTGAAACGTGGCTCTGACAAGACAATTAGTCCAAACTTTATAACATTTAAAGCGTATTATCGTGACGGAAAGTCAGCTACTAGAGTGCCTTATAAAGGCAGATTCGTTGTTGAAGAGACTGCTGACGGAAACACTTGGAATACCATTTATACTAGTTCAACCGATGAGGATACCGTGACACACTATTTGTATTCTATTTTGACAAATGGATCTGGTCAGACAGTAGCAAGTTCTAATGGTTCAACCATTGGTATTCCGAGAGATGTGACAAATGTTAGATGTAAATTATATGCATCCGGTGGTACTACGACATTAATGGATATGCAGAGCGTGGCGGTCGTTATTGATATAGACAATTTGACGCAGGAGCAAATAGTTAGCATTCTGACTAATGACGGGGCTTGGAAGGGATTATATTATAGCAATGGGCGTCTCTACGTCAGCCTTGATGCTCTTCTTGGTGGAACAGTTACCTTGGGCGGCAAAAAGAATGGGAATGGTTATCTGAAAATTAAAGATGCCAGCAATGCTGTTAAAGGATTAATTGATCGCTCTGGATATACTGTATTTACAAGCTACGAAGAAAATTCAAAATACATGAAATATACAGGTGTACAGTTTTCAAGCGATGGAATATTCCCTGTTGATATCAAGAAGTTCTTTGACGATGAAGTAGATATTGAAATTGAAAATAGTGAAAATTGGGGAATCAGTTGGAATGATAACAGTCTAAACGTATATGCCACAGAGGTATCGGCTGATACCGGTACATTTGGAGATTTAACTGTTACTAATTCTGCATCTTTTGCAAAATCGCCAAAGATAGAAAACATGGAGTATACGACATCATCAAATACTATTTGTTGGGATGGACGTACAGGATACAAACAGCTGATGCTGAAATCTTCATCCTCGAAACGCTATAAAGATATTGGAAACGATATTTCAGAGCAAGAAATTGAAGAATGGTACAATATCGAACCAACGTGGGCGAAATACAAAAAGGGATATCTAGTTAAAGGGGACGAGAATGAAGGAAGATATATCCCAATGTTTATTGCTGAGAATGTAGAAGTATTCTTTCCGGAAGCTACTCGGCATCAAAACGGACTTGTTGAGGACTGGAACGAACGTATCATGATACCTGCTATGTTTGCAATGATAAAAAGCCAGAAAGAACAGCTTGACCGACAGGAGAAACTAATTAATCAGTTCTATGAAAAGTTCAATATAGAAAAGGAGAATTAATATGGCAAAATTTAATGAATATCCCGTAAAAACAACACCAAAAGATGCAGATAAATTTATGCTTTACAGTGCAGAGGATGCGGCAAACAAGCTGATTGATTATGATAAGCTTGCTGATGCGGTACTCAATAAATTGACATCAAAGACCTTCGGACTGGATCAGGGAACGATGACGTTACCGGCCGCGCTTAACCAATTAAATAGTAACCCAAATTTAATGAATCTAGATAATAACATAGAAAACTTTATTAACGCATCTCAAAAGCCACGTGCTTACTTTGTATGGGGAACTATCGGAGGACTCTTTGGCGGTTGGGCTTGGGGAATATTAATGTGTTCTGGTAGTATTAGAGTTGCCAATTTTATAGGAATAAATAACGCTTCAAATTCAATAGCCGCAGCAACTTATAAGAAAAAAACTTGGACTAAAATATCTATTATCGGATAATAAAATTAAATATAGAATGAATTATGAAATGGAGGTACATAAATGTCAGTAAAGCAAGTACAAGCTATTGTAAATGGACAGGCTTACACCCTTACTTTTAACAGTAATACGGGCAAATATGAAGCTACAGTAACAGCTCCAAATAAGTCCAGTTACAGCCAGAGCGGACATTATTACGGAATAACAATCAAGGCAACGGACGATGCTGGAAACGTGACCACCAAAGATGCAACAGATTCCGCAATCGGTAGTTCCCTGCGATTAACCGTTAAAGAAAAGGTCGCTCCGGTAATTACAGTCACAAATCCAACAGCATCTGCAACACTTGTCAACAACAAGCCAACTATCACATGGACTGTTACAGATGATGATTCTGGTGTTAATCCGTCTACTATCGGTATCACAATCGATTCCGGAAGCAAGATTACTGACGGCATTACAAAGACCGCCGTAACCGGTGGTTACAATTGTTCGTACATACCGGCAACAGCTCTTACCGATGGTTCTCATACCATTAGGTTTGATGCATCCGATTACGATGGCAACGCAGCTACGCAGAAATCTGTAACATTCAAGATCGATACCGTACCGCCGACGTTGAGCGTAGCCTCTCCGTCTGATGGATACGTTACCAACAAGAGCACAATTACTGTAGCAGGTACAACCAATGATGCAACGTCATCTCCTGTTACAGTAATGATCAACGGTACACCTGTAACGGTTGGTAGCAACGGAGCATTCAGCACTACGGTCACATTGTCCGCAGGCTCAAATACAATTACTATCGTTGCAAAAGACAGTGCCGGTAAGACAACAACCATTACTAGAATTGTCAAGTATGATCCGAACCCACCAAAGATTACAGCCGCAAGCGTAACGCCTAATCCGGTCGATGCAGGCAAAACTTATGTGATCTCTGTCACAGTAACTGATGAATGATGATTACGAGGGTTTACGGCTCGTGTAATGAGTTCGCTATTGAGTTCCAGAGACGAGAGGGATCGGATCTCGAAATCTGGGACGCAATAGTCCCTGCCAATAGAGATGGACAGTATGTCATAGAAATCTATGCAGAAAGTAGTGGTGGCTTGACAGCTTATACCGCCACTGTACTGTTTCTGATATCAGGGCACGAGATTGCTGGAAAGCTCGTTCCGAGAGGATATACGGCAGAATCAGAGAACATCGAGTACAGCTCATTGCTGAATCTGAGCCAGCTGACGGCAGAGCTTGTAAAGCAATGTTTCAGCGGACATAAAACATGCTGAAAGGAGAGAGGACATGGCAATTAGATACGTAGATAGCAATACAATAATGGATTTGGGAGAAAAAATCCGATTTAAAAGTAAAGTAGAGCCGGTATGCGGTGTAGACATCCCTTTTTCCATCATTTCAGCGGATTACGAATTGATTTTCGTTGATACAGATGCTGAAAAAGAGACTGTAGAAGATCAAGGAAACTGCAATATCAACGAGCATACGCTAGATGCGTTAATTGAGCCACAAAAAACAGGAATCTATTGTCTGAGATTCACATATAAAATTGCAGATGAAACGTGGGTAGATAATTATAAAATCAAAGTGAAAGGGTGACATGCATGGCAGATGCAAACATTTATATAGCCGGTGCAAGCATAAGCCCTACATCAGTTCAGACAGGGGCGAAATATGCGATTGCTGTTGATGTTCGGAATGTCCAGTATGTATTAGGCACAAGTGATGGCTCAGCACTTGCCACTTCTGATGGTTCGATGCTGAGAGTGAAAGAATAGAGGTGATTATATGGCAGAATCATTAAAAACAATATTAATGTCGGCACTGGCTTCGAAAGCAACGCCGGCAGAAAGTGACACATTGATAGTTGGAGAAGGGAATGTATTAAAAAAAATATCGTTCTCACAATTATTTACATACCTGAAAGACAAGCTAGGCATTAATACATTAAACACGAAGATAACTTTTGTAAATCAAGTTTATAAAGGTACTGGAGCAGGACATATCTATATTAATCCACCAGATACTAACAATGATTATTACTTAATAGGAGCTACTAATGCGGATTGGAACGCTTGTCCAGTTAGTATAGTTGCTGTAAGTAAGCAAAATTCTACTCATATAGTGCATTTTACGGGTAACATTGCAACTGGTAAATCTGTTCGAATACTCAGTATGTGGACACAAGCTAAATATATAACTTTTAAATCATAATATAATTTATGCTCGTATAAACATTAAATCTGCTATATAATTACCTGCTGATACAAACCCATTACAAACAATATTATAGCCATTTGATGAAACGCCTACTGCGCAAATAAGAGCTTTGTTATCTCCCGAACCAATAACACCAATATTTTGATTATTTGTTGATACTTTTACTGGTAAGGTCAGAAGAACTGTCCCATTTTGTATACCAGAAGCAGTAAGTGAATTAAATCCAATATGGAGATATAAAAAGCTATCGTTATATATACAATATGTTTGTCCAGTTTGCAAATATCCGCCACCATTATATGTTTTTAATGTAACATTTTTATTATTTATCTTCGTGTTTAGCATCTGTACCTATGCTTTATAATTAAGGTACGGGAGGTGCTGATAATGGAGTCAAGGCAAATGATCATACAATCAGTAATGCAAGTATTAAAGAGCAAAGTGGATCAGGAGACACTGGATATAGTGCAAGATGCGCTTACGATCGAACTGAATCGTTATGAAGTCCAGGAACGAACAACAGAACTATCGGTGGTAGACAATAGTGCTGTAGGAATGTTACGCAGGTATATTGCTACCAAAAGAATCGAGGGCAAAGCAGAGTTTACACTGAAAAGATACTGGGAACAGAACCTACAGTTAATATGCCAAGAATCCGAGCAGCACCATAAGGCTCTTATTTTTGCACAAATTTGCGCCGGCGCAATGCCGAGAAAGGACAAGAATATGGAATTAAAAGGAATTGACGTATCATCGTGGCAAGGAAAACCAGATTGGCCAAAAGTATCGAATTCTGGAGTTAAGTTTGCAATTTTGAGAATTCATCAGAAATCCGGCACAGATGCATCATTCGAACACAACTACAAGGGCTGTAAATCCAATGGAATTCTTATTGGTGGATATAAATACAGTTATGCTTTAACACCGGCACAGGCAATTGACGAAGCTGAGAACTTAATTTCCGTTCTTGGTGGACGTGGACTGGACTTTCCAGTGTTCTATGACCTTGAATGGAGTCAACAGAGAAGCCTTGGCAAGCAAGCTATCGAGAATATTGCAGTAGCATTTCTGACCAGAATCAAGAAAGCCGGTTATAAGGTTGGAATTTATTGTAATCTCGACTGGTACAATAATGTTCTGACAGATGCTCTCAAGCAATATGATTGTTGGATTGCTCGTTATCCAGCAAGCGACAATGGTTCTGTGCAGGAAAGATTACGTCCGAATGCCGGTGTAGGCTGGCAGTATTCCAGTAAAGGAAAAGTTCCAGGAATCAGCGGAAATGTTGATATGGATGTGTTCTACAAAGACTACAGAGATTCTAACCAGAAAGGAGAAACTAAAATGGTAAAAATCAGTAACTGCGGACATGATGAAAGAGGAAGATATGCAGGTGGGAAAGCAGGAGATCAGACTGGTACAGAATATCAGATCATGAACTGGTACAGTAGACCGTGGCTCTGTGTCCTAAGATTCAATGACGCTAAAATCGCAGCCATGATCGCAGACATGGCGACAAAAGCGGCACAGAACAATCTCATTGGGTACGATCAGGGTACTTCCGGAAACAGCAATGACCGGTATTCGTTCTGGCGGCACTTAAAGGCAAGCAACTACGATCCGGCGCAGATCACGGTAGCTTGCGAATCTGATTGCAGCGCAAGTACAGCAGCTATCGTCAAGGGAGCTGGGTATCGCTTAAATAACGCAAGACTCAAAGCGGTCAGCATCTATCTGACGACACGAAACATGAGAGCTGCAATGAAGATTGCCGGTGCGAAAGTACTGACGGATAGAAAGTATCTGACATCCGGCGACTATCTAAAGGCAGGAGATATCCTCCTGAATGATAATCACCACGTGGCTATCGCTGTTACCACCGGCGCAAAAGCAAATACGCTTTCAGCGTCAACTATTCTGTCTAAAACTCCGAAGTGGGTGGGAAAGGTAACTGCAAATACACTTAATGTCCGCACATGGGCAGGAACAGAGTATGCACAGCTTAAAAGCTATCCTACACTTGCAAAAGGCAATTTAGTTGATGTATGCGATACCATTAAAGCCAAAGATGGAGCATCTTGGTACTATATCCGCATTGCCGGAAAATATTTTGGATTTGTTTCCACGAAATATATTTGCAAAGTGTGATAAATGTAATATAATAAATATACCATAATTCAACTCCTCCCCAGAGTTTGGATATGAACTCAAAAAAGAGATGATCTGTTTCTATTCCTTGACAGATCATCTCTTTTATTTTATTTAATAATATATTCCCAATATTGATTTTTAATATCCGCATATCCGTTCTTACGAATCAGTACTTTATCACCAGAAAACATCGTAAAATCAGAATCCAGCTTTTGCACATAATCCATGTTTACAACAAATGACTTATGGCAACGCAAAAACCGTTTATCAAGGTAAGGCTCAACCGACTTTAAAGTTGCATACATACTGTGCATAATCCCGTTCGTGCAATGAACAAAAACTTGCTTATCCCGTGCTTCGAGGTACTCGATTTTGTTCAATGGAATCCTTATAATGCAATCTCTGTGTCTGATTGTGAGCATCTTGTGTTTCATATCACTCAAGGTATTGTCAATCATAGAAAACATTCTTCCGTGTTCATTTCCCTTGATGATATAATGCGTAAATTCAACATCCAACGCATCAAAAACAAAATCCTTGTGAGCTGTCCAGAAAGCAATTTTGCCCTTATATCCACACTCTCGGAGTTCTTTGGCAATATCCACGCCATTTTCGTTTTTAAGTACCACATCCAAAACAATCATATCAAACCATTTTCCGTCCTTGACATCATCTATCAAGGGCTCCCCGCTGAAATAACCGTCTATCGTATAGTTCCGGTCACCATTTTGCTTTAAAAATGGTTCAATTCGATGTTTGAAATACTCAACCTGTAGTTCACAATCGTCACAAATAGCGATTTTCATAGTAATCACCTTCCGTTTATCGCTTGCACTTCAACTTTCATCAGATTATCCTCATCTAAGTAATTAATTATGGTAATATAGTAGCACTGAAACGGAAATGTGTAAATAGTTCAGCGGAAGTTTGAAAAAAATCGACATCTTAATACGTTGGTACAGCCTGCCAGACTGATCTGGGGAGGAAACGTGATCGTGAATGCAGGCTTTGCCATAAAAAAGAGCCGGGGAGTAAAATCCTCGGCTCTTTGCTTTACGATATTTGTGCAATGAATTATTTCTGATATGAAATCAAGTCTGTAGTATATTCGTTAGCGAATTCTGCTAATGGGCGAATCGTTAATGCAAAATCTACGTTTGACACATCAGAAATTCCGTTCGCCGCAAGAAATTCATCTGTAGGAGTCAGAGTTATAAGAGTTTTGCAGCCATCTAACAAATACTCATTGTATACTTCATAACTATCTGACATTGTGAAATCATTATAAGTCTCAGAAGTTACGTCGTATGCGAAATATTGCCCAGTAGTGTTTGTGATACAAAATGTAAAACTGTTACCTGCCGAGGATATGAAATCGACACTAATACCATTCTGATTGTACAAATTCTGTGCACTGTCAAATACAGGAGAAGAAACTACGGTAGTTCCGGCTACGTCAGCGTGAATCTGACCGCTGTCAAAAGCCTTGAAACTCTTTGCATTGTCATAAGCCCACAGTAGAATATCAAAGCTATCTACTTCGTTCATTTGGTAGTCTTTAAAGAAATCCTTGTTTTCCCATGTATCTATCAGTTCCAAAGTAGAATTTGCTTTCTTTCCAGGTGCTACATCAGAGGAATTTATGCCATACTGATCTCCACCTGCCATGATGCCATTTATGGCATAAGCATAAGGAGCTATGCCTAAATTCAAATTAGAATTGTTTTCAATGTACAGTCCTATAGTACCTGTGGACGGGGAATCGGTTAATCCTTTTGTTTCAACATGAATGCCGTTCTCTTCATATAGCACAAAATCTTCTGCAAAAACACTGGATGGCATGGATGCAAGTAAAATACTTGACAGCCCGATACTGGCTAGAAGCTTTACTTTCTTTCTCATAAAAATATTTCCTCCTTGGTAAAATTTGCATATATTATACCGCAAGATTCAACAATAGCATAGTCAAAACCGAAATATTTTTCATATTTTTATCCATCAAAAATGTAGTTTTATCGTTTTGCCCGATTAATTTGCACAAAAAGTGGTATAACTAAGTACATAAATTATAGACTAAAGAGGTATATATTATGAGGAAGATTGAGAGATTGCTGATCGCAGTAGGAGTAATCTTCTTTGCAAGCTACATCATTCACTTGCCGATGTGCAATCAAGATTATTTGCGTAAAAGCTCCATCCGCTTGGCAGAGGATATGTGCAAGCATTCAACTTTAAGCCAGAGCATAAAAGAGATTCTAAGAACGAACGATATTGTAGAAATCACAGAAAATCCGGTAAAAACGAACTTTATATTTGTGAAAGTAAAGGTCATATTTGAAATCACAAATATTCCAGTCTATCTCTGGCAGTTTGCAAGGGCGAATATTAATCCATGTGTCCTGTTACATTGGACTTACGGAAAATATGATAAAAATAAATGTTCGAATGCATATTTCTCACAGTCCAGACATATACTGTAGTAAAGTTTCGATCGGGAGGGTTATTTATGGATTATAAGAAAGAGATTATAAAAATGATAGATGAAATTGAAAGTCAAAAGATTTTGCGTTATATTTATATTATCGTAGCTGATATTTACAACGATTTACGGAGGTAGGACATATGAACAAAGATTTATTATATTCCGAAGAAGAGCAAAAGAAAATAATCGCAAAAATGGAAGACCCATCAAATAAAACGGGTCTTCCACCGGCATCGCTTATATACGCATTAATCGACATGGTTGGAGTTCAGACAAATATGATTCAATCATTACAGGAATCTATTCAGCGGTTGGAGACAAAAATCCAATAGGTCTTTTTGGACGATCATTTTCTTTCGGAACTGACATAAGTAAAAAGTTCAGCTGACTAATGTGCTGAATAAGCGTTGACATCTTTCCGTTAACATATCCTTTAAAAATCATAAGTACGGACTTCTCGTATCCTATTTCAGTGACGTGCATAGTAACTGATTGGCCGAAATTGGTAAGCAGAAGTCCTACTTCATGTTCAGAATCAAGTTTTGATTCAAATTCTTTGATATATTTGCAAAGAATCTCGAACTGTGTGTCTGAATACGAATATGTTAAAGGGATTGGCTCAATATCATTAATTTGTTTCATAGCAGTTTCGTAAATGGTTTTAGTATCTAACATAACGCACCTCACTCACTTAAAAGATTAATCAATTCAACAATATGTTTCTTTTTGGCATCGGACAGTCCGAAGTATTTCTTTAATGCATCAGACAGTTCGGTGTCTTTTCTTATCTGTGCAATCAAATGTGCAGATTCATCGGAAAAATCTTCTTCCGGTTCTTTTCCTGTCATTAGATAATCTACAGATACACGGAAGAAATCTGCAATTTTTTGAAGTTTATCTTGCTTTGGCACACTTCTTCCCTTTTTCCAATCAGAAAAGGTAGATGCTGGTATACCAGTTGCTTTGGATACATCTATTGCTTTTTTATTATTTTCAATTAACAAATTCACGAAAATCTCATACATAATATTCCTTTCCGAAAAATTAGGAATTCCGAAATTTGCCTATTGACATTTTAGGATAACCGAAATATAATGTAATTGTGATTAAGGAAATCCGAAAAAAGGCAAAAAAATCCCTATCGCTTTTCATAATATCTTTGTGGTTATTGATATTATATCGGATTTCCTAAATAAAAGCAACATATTTATGAATTTCGAAATGAAATTTTAGCTTCATTTAGGAAAGGAGGATTCTCATTGTACGAAAAATTCGAGCAACTCATTACAAAAAAAGGAATAACTACATATAGAGTTGCAAAAGACACCGGAATCGCACCGACTGTTTTTTCCGATTGGAAAACTGGCAAGAGTAAACCGAAAGTCGATAAGCTAATGATTCTTGCAAAGTACTTCGATGTATCTGTTGAATATTTTTTGAAAGAATAATTATTTTGAAAGGAGATACATGAACGAATTAATACCAATTAATTACGATGGCGAACAGCCTACAGTATCAGCCAGAGAGTTACATAAATCTCTTGAAATCAGTAAACGATTTTCGGCATGGTTCGAAACAAACTCTCAGGGATTCATTGAGAACGAAGATTTTACAAGTGTACTTTCAGGTACGGTTGTAAATAACGGAGCACACAGAGAAATACAGGACTATTCCTTATCAGTAGACATGGCAAAACACATTTGCCTTATGAGCAGAACTGAAAAAGGAAAAGAATGCAGGCAATATCTCATTGATCTTGAAAAAGCATGGAACACACCAGAACAGGTTTTTGCCAGAGCATTAAAGATGGCAGATCAGACGATTGCGAAGCTGAAAGACACAAATAAGTTTCTTGCGGAGAAAATCGAAGCTGATAGACCGAAAACAATCTTTGCAGATGCGGTATCCGCAAGTCATACATCAATTCTTATCGGTGACTTGGCAAAACTTATCTGTCAGAACGGATACCAGATAGGACAGAAACGATTATTCCAGTGGATGAGAGACAATGGCTATTTGATGGTTTCTGGAAGTTCACGAAATATGCCAAAACAGAAATACGTTGAGCAGGGATTGTTTGAAATCAAAGAATCTAACGTTCAGAATCCAGATGGTTCAGTGAGAATCACACGCACGACAAAAGTTAGTGGAAAGGGACAGTTGTATTTCGTGAATAAGTTTCTGGGACAGGAAACTGAAAAAGCAGACGGTGATTGAGAAAGGAGTCATAAATGTGCTGAAACAGTTTTTAAAAAGATTATTCGCGCCGCAGATTGTAAGAATTCCGGATAACACGCGGGTGATGTGCTTTGCGAGAAATGGAAAGAAATATGTGAAAGTGTTCAACACTCAAAGCGGTGCAAACATCTGTTTCCAAGTGAAATCCATCGATTATGCAAACAGCGATTTAAAAGATGAATACCACCCGGAAACAATGTTCAATGAAATCGAAAGTGATCAAAGCGTTACGATTTTGAACCAATAGGTATAATCGTTACATTTCGAACACTTAGGGATGGTTTTACCGGACTTTACAGTTCTCTTAGAACCACAGTTATTACATACAAACACTGAGGTTTCAGAAACTTTTTCACCGGACTGATGAAAACCATCTATATGTGGTAATAATAGCAAACTTTTATCTCCTTTCGATTTACTAGGCATGGCAGTGCCTGTACTTACATTATAAAGAGATAAGAAGCCAAACTCAACAGAAAGGAAGCAATATGATGGAAGAAACAAATGCATTACTCAAACAGATTTTGGAAGAACTTAAAGCCATTCGAAAAGAGATTGTACCTACAAGAACAAAAAAAGTAACGCACACGGTAAATATTGACGGGAAGACAATTACCGAATGCGTTACAGATGGAATTCAAAACGCTTTATACGGGAAACGAGCGTTTAATCCGACAGATTCTGAATAGCAAAATCATATGCACGTTTTAAATATTGAATTTCGTCATTTGACATAGAAGTATTTCCGGCCAATGGAGCTTCTCTTCTGTCAAAAATGTATTCATTTAATTTGGACTTTGCATAAGTAATTGCTAAATCATGAACTATTTGTTCTTTATCCATAATACACACCTCCTTCCCATAGGAGATTATACCACAGAAAGGAAGCCAGCATGAAAAAAGAAGAAACAAATGAGTTTATAAATATGACATTAGAGGAGAAAAAAGACAAAATTATTGAAATAATTCGCGAGATTCCAGAAGATTCTCCGATTCACAAGGAACTGTACGAAACACTGAAAAGAGAAATGGAGGAAAAATAGAATGATCAAATGTGAAGGCGGGAAAGTTGAATTAGAAGAAGATGCAAATAAGTTGCTTTCTGAATTAACCGCGATATGCAGGGGACTAAGAGTTTTCCTTGTGAAAGAAGGATATTCCAAGGAAAAAGCCGATGAACTTGTTTCTGAATCAGCTCAGATGGGGTTGTGGACAGACGAAAAAATACAAGAAGAACTTGACAGATTAAGGACAGAAACGCTTAGAACGTTTGCGGAATTAATATTGGGGAGAAAGATTTTTGAAGGAGGAAAAGAGAATGATTAAAAGTAAAGATGGAGCAGTTGAGGTAAAGGGAAGTACAACAGTTTTAATGACTGATTTGTCAATGATTATTAAATCGTTGAGAGAGACTTTTGAGGAAGAAGATATTCCAAAGGAAACAGGAGATAAACTTATCAGAAAGGCTGTAGACGTTGGGTTCTGGACGGAAGATAAGCTTGACAAGGAACTTTCCAATATGCGAGCGGAAGTACTTGGAAAACTTATGGGATTAGCATTGTCGTCAATCTGGGGAGGGGCAAAGGATGAATAAAAACACTTACGAAGCAGAAACTCTCGAAGAAGAATTTGCTTTACTAGCCGGCAGGCTTACAGCTTTGGAAGCGGTTTTAAATGCTAATGATAGCACATTCATTGATAAAAAGTATGTAGCTGCGATCATGGGGATTAAATATTTCGAAGGGGATTCCGATAAGAAAGAAGAGTGAAACGCCCCGGAGGTGACGCAACACCTACCGGAGCACGTATCTAACTTAATTAGGGTAAGTTAAATACAGGATAAGTATAGCACACCTTCCTGTATTTGAAAAGAAAATTTATACCAGGAGGGCATTTTTTTATGTCTAAAATCACAAAACACACCGAAAACGCAACTAAAAACCAGAGCATTGCAAGTGAAATCATTGCAGATCAGGCGGCAAAAACAAAACGTCTGGAAGTCGCAGTTGTAGCACTGTCAATAGCTTTGCTTGCAACAGCAACAACAAAAAGAAAGAAGTGAGGGATATGAGAAAAAGAATGTATTTTATCGGAGTGATGGCACAGGTTGGAACATTTTCCACGATTGCATTATTGCTCTGGTGGATGACGAAAATGGATGTACTTAAGCTGCTCTGCATAAGTGCAATGGTATCTTCAATGGTATCCCTTCCTATTTTAATGCAGATAGAAAGGTGGGTAAACGGAGTTGAATAAACTTTTAGAAAACAATCAGGTAACACTGGTTGGAGAAATTAAAACAGAATTTGAATTTAGCCATGAAGTATATGGTGAAAAATTTTACCGATTCGAACTTAGCGTAGAACGATTTAGTGGAACGAAAGATGTTCTTCCGGTTGTAGTTTCTGAGAGACTCATTGATGTGAATCAGAACTATATAGGAGAAATGATGGAAATTCAAGGGCAGTTCAGATCGTTCAATAAGCACGAAGGAAATCGCAGTAGATTGCTTCTTTTTGTGTTCGCAAGAGAAGCAAAATTCATGGACAAAGATGCGCTTCCAGTTAATCAGATTCTTCTGGATGGTTTTACTTGCAAGAAACCAGTATACAGAAAAACACCTAATGGAAGAGAGATTGCAGATGTACTTCTGGCGGTAAATAGATTATACGGCATATCTGATTACATACCATGCATCTGTTGGGGCAGAAATGCAAGATACATGGGAACCTGCGGAACTGGCACACATATTATTTTACAGGGAAGAATCCAGAGCAGAGAGTACAACAAAAAAGTCGGAAATCAGGTCGAGAAGAAAATAGCCTATGAAGTGTCGGCTTATTGGGTGGAGGATAAAACAGCATGAAAACAGTAGAATTGAAACAGGTTAACATTGAAAACTATAAGAAGTTTGAGTCTGCGGAATATCAGTTTGCACCACGAACGATGGTATCTGGAAGAAACAGACAGGGAAAATCTACATTAATGGATGCGTATTTCGATACACTGACAGGCAAGCTTGCAGACGGTACATCTCCGAATAATGTCAGAAGAAAAGAAGACGGAGAAGAAGTTGAGGGTGTCGTATCAAGAGAACTCACGCTTATGATTGATGGAGAAGAAACTGTGATCCGTAAGGAAACGAAGAAAGGTAAATCTTCCAGTACCACAAAATATCAGGTTGATGGGTTTGATTACAACCAGACGAAGTATAAGGAATTTTTAAAAGGAATATCAGACTCAGAAACCATTATGATGTGTAGCAATGCCAGAGTATTCCTTAATGAACTTCGAAAATCAACAGCAAGTGCCAGAGCAATGCTTGAAAAGATGGCAGGGTTCAATGCGGATAAAGTATTGCAGGACAATCCAGAAGTTTCGGAAATCATCAAGAATCATTCTGTCGAGGAAGTTGTGAAAAAACTCAACAAAGACAGAAAAGATATCCAGAAGAAAATTGGTGCCAAAAATGTCGAGATTGATACCGTAAAGAAACAAGGAATATCAGACGCAACAGTTCTTGAAGAAAAGAGAGGACAAGTTTTAAATCATCTGAGCGAGCTGAGACAGAAAGAACAACAGCTGAGCGATTCTGGAAAAGCATATGATGAACTTTTCTATGAAATTGTAGGCCTTAAGAAGTCCAGAGATACTATCGTCTCAAATGCAGCAGAAGCATTACAGGAAGAAAAGAGAAAAATCGTCTCCTTATTAAATGACAGACGATTCAAGCAGAAACAGGAAGAAGAAAATCTTCGCACACTTGAAAACCTTCTGGCAACTGCCGAAAAACCGGAACGTATACAGCAGAGAATTACAGTATTGCAGATGAAATACAAGCAGACATATGCATCCACATTTGATGAAACAGCTTTAAATGCCATACAGAACGAAAAATTTGATCCTGAATCAGCTATTTGCCCGACCTGTGGACAGCATTTGCCAGAAGAACAGGTTGAACGTCTTAAAACTGAATTTGAACAGAAGAAACAGGAAAGAATCCATGCAGAACTCGCGAAAAAAGAGCAGTTTAAAGCAGACAAACAGCAGAAACTTAAAGACATTACAGAAGAAGGCAATTCCGAAGTAGCCAGAAGAAAAGAAGTTGAGGAAAAGCGCAAAGACATCGAATCGCAGATTGAGCAGACAAAGAAAAATATTTCTACTCTGGCATCTGAGATTGCACAGAAAAATCATGAATTAGAGAAGCTTCCGTCAGAGCCAGATATGTCTGGAAACGAAGAGTATCAGGCAGTTGTAGCAGAAATCCTGAAGAAACAGGAACAGCTTGACGGACTGACCAATAATTCTGAGGAAAATGCAGCAGTTCAGGCAGAAAGAATGTCTGCTGAAAAGGAACTTACAGGAATCGAAACAAAAATTGAGATGGCAAAACAGGCAGTTCAGAAACAGGCAGAAACGCTCGAACAACTAAATGCGGACAGAAAGAAATTAGGTCAGGAAGATTCCGATATTCAGCAGAAACTTGACATGTTGAAAGAATTTTCCATCAAAAAAAATCAGGCACTTGCAGAAGCTATCAATCCACATTTCAAGCACTTTCAGTTTCAGTTTTTGGATTATACGCAGGACGGTGAGCCGGTGGAAGTTTGCAAGATGATTTGTGACGGAATCGGATATTTTGATGGATTGAATCACTCTGATCAGATTCTATGCAATATTGACCTCGTGACTGGTTTGCAGGAATTGAACGGCTTGAATTTGCCGATTTGGGTTGATGATGTTGAGTCTGTAAACGCTGACAGAATACCAGACACAGGCAGACAGATGATTTTACTTAAAGTTTCCGACGATGAATTAAAAGTGGAGGGGATTTAATATGGCGACAACTACATATAGCATTCCAGAAGCAATCAAAGTACAGGATTGGTACTGCAAAACAAAGATATTGCCACATTTTGCACCGCGCAATGGTATCTGTTGGGACTGCCACCAGAATATCTATTCCGAGAAAGGACGGACACGGTACGGAAAAGAAACACACGGGTATTCCGTTGAAAGTGCAGCAGGGCAGTTGATTACGAGTTGCCCGTTCTGTAATAGAAGTTATTGCGATTAAAACGCAATAGGATTAGCATAGTTAGCTTTGCAACGGCAAAGCGAAGCAATGAGAAGCGAAGCAAGGGATATGCATAGAACAGATATGAAATGCCACGGCATAAAAGCACACTGCTGAGAATCGCAAAGGAGAAGCGTAGAAAAGTAATGTATCGGAGTGGTACTGAGAGGTGCAGAAGGGCAAAGTTATGGAATAGAAAAGAGTTGATACGTTTTGGCAAAGTAAAGAGAGGTTCCGCATAGTGAGGTAGAGGAGAAGCGCAGCAGGGCAATGTGATGTAACGCATTGGCGAAGTAGGGCAGGGCAAAGATACGTATAGGCGAAGCACGGAATAGAAAAGTAAAGTATAGCAATGGTGCTGAGTAGAGAAGATGAGCAAAGGATAGGCAGAGCGTAGCTCGGTTATGATTTGCTTCGGCGAAGCGTAGAACTGAACAGAAATGCAAACAAAAAATGAGTTAATTAATATAAGAAAAGGAGAATAAAAATGGCAGAAAACACACATGTAGCAAATTTTAACACACAGCTTTCCTACTACACAAATCGGTATGTCGATTTAATGGAAAGAGATTTGACTTCAAGAGGAATGGAATTTGATTCCTATTCAAAAGATTGTGTAGTAGCGGCAATGGGATCTATTTTTCAGATGGTACATGAGAGCGGAGTAAGTTTTGAAGCAATTAATGGCTCTAATCTTAAATTTATTCTGAGTAAAGTCGCAGCGTTGAAACTGAACGCAAATGCACAGCCGAGAGAATGTTATTTCCAGATCAGAAACGTAAACATAGCAGCGAAAGGGCAGAAACCTCAGTGGGAAAAGAAAGTTGAATTTGCGATTGAGGGCGACGGAAACGATGCTCTTGTAAGTAGATATGGTGTCAATGTGGCTAAAGTATTTCCATATTGGAAAGTAAGAGAGGGTGACAAGTATATCCCACCAAGACACAGAGGTGTAGAAATCACACCGCCGGAATGGGAAGAATCTGGAATTGGAAAAGTTGTTCGCGTGGTATATCCAATTCAGTACAAGGACGGACATATTGAATATCTTTCTTGTGAAAGAGCAGATGTACTGAAGAATCTTGCAGCACATATTAAGAACAATCTTCAGAATGAAACATTTGGTATTTGTGCAGACAGATACAAAGCTACAGATGCTCAGAAAGCCCAGATTGAAGTAAAGAAAAAAGAGATTATGAAAAAGGTTGCTGATATTGGGGAACTGGAAGCAATTATTGATTGTGAAGAATTAAGACCATATATTTCACCGTCTTATTACGAAACACAGTCGAGAGAATCTATGATTGTTCGTAAAATGCGTAACAACATCATGAAGTCCATTCCTAAGAAATGGGATAATCCGGTGCAGGCTTATGAATATAACACAATGGATGCTACATACAGAGAAGTACAGGAAGAAATCGAACAGAACGCCAACAAAGAGGAATTCATTCCAGAACCAATGGCAATTGAAGAACAGCCTAAACAGTCAACAGTTGCAGAAGTTGTTCAGTCAGCCGAGAAAGAACCAGTTCCGGCAGCAGTTGCCGAGCCAGAGATTCCAGATTTTATGAAACAGGAAGAAATGTGATATGAACAATAAAGAAATTTTAAAGAAAGCAAAGGAACTCGTTGAACTGCTGGAAAAACAGGAAGAATCTGACAAGGTTGCACTGTCAATACTGAAACGTGGAGATGTGTTCCAGACCACCGGAAAGCGTAAATACAAGGTTCTGGAACAGTATGGAGATACAACGAAAATTATTTCGCTTGATCTGGTGAAAGAAAATGTAGAGTTTGGTGATACCTCAGATTACAAAACATCAAATGTAAAGGAACTGTGTGACACTGAAATTCTGAAAGACTTCGAAAAAGAATTCGGGGCAGAAAATGTCGAAACACACACAGCAGATATTATCACTGCGGATGGACAGAAATTGGGGACTGTTGATTGTAAAATCCGTCCGATTACATTTGACGAAGCGCGGGAATATACTGATATTACACCGAATAAAGATTTGTGTGATTGGTATTGGACATTATCACCGTGGTCAACGGAAGAACGTGGATGGAAGAACAGTGTTGCCGTTGTTTCCCCTTCAGGCTATATCGGCATCAGCTATTGCTACAGTGAAGGTGGTGTTCGCCCAGTTTGTATCTTAAAATCTAATATCTTTGTATCTAAGGTGGAGGAATGATTATGAAGAAAAATCTGAAATATTTTGAGGATGAATTATCCAGATTAAGTAAAGAGTTCACAGAATTCAAGAAAAAGCATATCGGAAAGCCGGAAATCGGAAAAGCTATTGAACTTGCTGGTATGGAATGGCTGATTCTGGATAAGACAGAAAAAGGATATTTTGCCATTTTGAATGGATTTGATGGAAAAGAAAGAACATTTGATTCAGATTCAAATAACTGGATTTCAAGTAAACTGAGAAATGAGTTAAACACTTGTTTTCTTAAAAAAATTACGGACGAGTTTGGAGAAGATGCAGTTATTGAGTTTGATCGAGATTTATTTTCTATGGACGGTCAGACAGAATATGGACATTGTAAAGATAGGATTTCACTTTTGACTGTGGATGAGTACCGGAAATATCGTAAATTGCTGCCGAACATGTCGAAATGGTGGTGGTTGATTACACCGTGGAGTACACCAGCAAATGATTACAGTACAACAAGTACCGTTGTTTCCCCTTCGGACCTTTTCAACGGCAGCTATTGCGACAACGTAGATGGTGTTCGCCCAGTTTGTATCTTTTCTTCTTCAATCTTTGAATCAGGAAATGATGATTGATGGCAAATGAAAATTTAAAGGTAATAACAAAGGCCAAGCAACTTGCAAAGCATACATTAATAGTTACGAGTAATGCCAGACGATACCCGAAAAAATACAGGTTTCGTTGGTAAATAAGAAGGGAAGGAGATAATTGGAAATAGATATAATAAAAAACATGGACATTCCAATTCAAGATTATATCGAATATATAATAATATGAAGAGCCGCTGTTGCAGAAAATATGCAAAGGAATTTGAAAATTACGGTGGCCGTGGAATAAGAGTCTGCAATGAATGGCTGGGCGAAGATGGCTTTATTAATTTTTATAATTGGGCTTATTCACATGGATATTTAGAAGAATTAACTATTGATCGCATAAATAATGACGGAAATTATGAACCCGATAATTGCCGCTGGGTAACAATGATGGTGCAGAATAGTAATAGCCGCCATACGCATATGTTGGAATACAAAGGAACCAAAAAGAATATCTCTGAATGGGCTAGAGAAAAAGGAATGTCCAGAGACACACTGATAAAACGATTAAGAAGCGGATGGGAACTTGAAAGAGCGTTAAATGAACCGGTTAATAAAAGTTTCTCAAGAAAAAGTGTTGAAAGGAGAATGAAATGAGATTAGTAAGTCAGAATGGGGAATTTGATGTTCCTTATGAAATTGCAACATTAAGTAGAACAGAAAATATCATAAGAGCATATGTGCCAATAGTTGGTGAAAAAGGAACAATTATGGCTCGTTATTCGACAAATGAAAAAGCCCAAAAAGCTATGAAAGCGTTGCATAAAGTGTATGCAGGAATGTTTTTTGCGCAAAACGTTGAAATGAGCGATGACGATTACGAGGAATGCATAAAAATGGCTGCAAGAGGTTTTGGAATCATCAAAACCATGGTTAACAGTCCAGATATGAAATTCGAACCGGCAAACATTGTGTTTAGATTCCCGGAGGATGATGAAGTATGAGAGAAATAAAAGAAACAGACTTAAACCAAAGCATCAGAATTGAGATGACTTTAAAGGAATTAGATATTGTTAGATTATGCTTGGCAATAGCAGACAGTGATGATTTGAAATCAGGTTTTAGAGAAGCCGGAATAAAATTTGAGTCATCTGAAAAATATTTATTGATTAAGAGTTGCCAAGATATTTTACAAAGTTATGGGGTTCTGGGAAAGAGCGATGAAGTATGAAGAGAGTAGACAGCAAGAAAGACTGGGAACAGATAATAACCATTGAACTTCCGTTGAAACAGCTCAAATTAATGCGAGATAGCATGTGCAAAGTAAGTTATGCGGAATTAGAGAGCCTAAATAGAGGAAAGGACATTCCATATGCCTATTCCGATTTAGAGAAATCCATAGGTGAAGCTGATGATATCTTAGATACTTAAATGAAGTGCATAGAAAGCGAGGTGATGCCATTTGTTCATGCGAGTAATTTCAACAGGAAGCACCAAAGGAAATTGTTACGCTTTGCAGTCAAGTACAGGCGAGATTGTTCTTCTTGACTGCGGATGCAACTACAAGAAAATTCTTAGAGGGATTGACTACCAGATAAGCAATGTTTCTGGCGTACTTCTCTCCCATGAACACGGAGATCACACTGGCAATCACAACAAAACTGTTCGTGAAATCATGAACGCTGGAATCACGGTCTATACCGGAGCAGAAACAATCAAAAATTTAGGCATAACGGACGGAACCATAAAAGCTGTCACTAAAAAGAGGTATTTTAAAATCGGTTCCTTCAGCGCAGTTCCGTTCAATCTGCCACATACATCCGCAAATAAAGAACCGTGTCCGAACTTCGGGTATCTGGTGGAACATGAAGAAATGGGAAAGCTTCTTTATCTGACAGATTTTGAACATTGCCGGTACAAATTCAAATCAATGGAACCCGATCACCTGGTTATTGGCTGTAATTACTGTGAGGAACTGATAGATAGAAACAACCCGAAGTGGGAGCACCAGATCACCGGGCATTGCTCTTTATCAACTTGTAAGCAATTTATTAAGGAAAATCGCACAGAATCGCTTCGAACAGTAACACTGGTACATTTAAGTGGGGATTCATCTGATGCCTGCAAAATACAGAAAGAAATACAGGAAGTCGCAGGAGACAATGTTCTAGTTCAGATTGGACGGGCTGGACTGGAAGTTGATTTGAATTTATGCCCGTTCTAAAAGGAGAAATTTCATGGAAATGACAGACTGTAGTAAATGTAAATTCCGTAATTGCTGTACGTTAGCGTGGGATTACGGTTCACTTTACTGTAATGATTATGAGGAGGAAGATATATGAAAGAATGGTCAGAAAAATCTCTTACCGCAGAGGAATATAAACTTATGAATGCCGAAATCACATGTGTATCATTGAATTTCAGAGACCACGGAGTACTTACACTTGACTTATCTCTTTCCGGTGGTGGATGGGGATGCGTATACGGCGGATATGTACTTGGAAATGGTTATCTCGGAGCAAGAGAATTTAAAGGTTCTGCATCTGGGCTTGAAGCAATTATGCGAATTATGGACATAGTTGGAGTCGAGGATTTGATTAATCTCAAAGGAAAACATGTTAGGGTTGCTACAAAAGGATGGGAAAATAGTGTAAAAATCATTGGAAATTTTATCAAAGATAAATGGTTTGATTACGGAAGTTTCTTCGATGATAAAGAAAAAACGGGAGAAATGAATGCTGAGTATCCTTTAAAATCACTCGAGAAATTAAAGAAACCGTCAACTCACAGTAATCCAGAGGACGTTGACCCACTGTTCTGTCGATACAACAAGGGTTGGAATGATGCAATCGAAAAGGTTGAAAAACTGTTTTCAACGATTTCTAAGGAGAATAAGGATGAATAAAGTAATTTTGATCGGACGTTTGATTAAAGATCCAGACATCCGAACGGGAACAAACAATATAACAATTGCCAGATACACACTTGCAGTTGAGAGACAGTATCGCAAAAACAATGAACGCACATCAGACTTCATAAATTGCGTTGCACTTGGAAAGAATGGTGAGTTTGCCGAAAAATATCTGTATAAAGGAATGAAGATTGCGGTTATCGGAACTTGGCAGACTGGAAATTACACTGACAAGGACGGAAAGAAAGTCTACACAAATGATTGCCTTGTGGAAACACATGAGTTTGTGGAGAGCAAGAAGAGCCAGCCAGAAGAACAGTCGCAGCCACCAATTCCAAGTCCAGAACAGGACACAAGTGGATTCATGGATATGCCGTCAATTATGGATGATGAACTTCCGTTTAATTAAGGAGTGATGAAATGATACAAACAGGACAGATTATTTTTTACGATAGTAGCAAGATGATGTGCTTTGACGTGACACATTTTATGGTCAAAGAGCCAGAAAAACAAATGATCGAAACAACATTCATTGGAGATGAAGAGAGACATTTTATTCAGTTAACGCCAGAGCCAATATGCATGTTTATTGAGACGGGTGAAGAAATTGTAAAACTTGATCCAACAACCATGAAACGAATCGCCAGATATAATCTTGAAAAAGAGAACGCAGCATTACTTGAAGAAATCAAAAAACATAAAGAGACAATCGCAGATCTTGAGCAAAAAGAAGAGGTTTTACGCGACAGGTTTAGAAAAGCAATAGCTACATTTAAAGAAATCATGGAAAATGGTTACTATGATGATGGTGAAGATGAGGATGAAGATGAATGGGAGTGATTAAATGAAGCAGCCAGTTTTAGAAACAAAATCTACATACAAAGGTTATCCATATGTGGTTCTGTTTATGCCCGGAGCATACAGATGCGGATATGTTGGAGTACCTTACAGCCACAAGTTAGCGAAGAAAAGTTTTGACGATTTAGGCTATCTTAGCTGCCATGGTGGAGTTACTTATACAGAATCGCATTTATATAACTGCAATGATGAGAACACATGGTGGATTGGATTTGATTGTGCTCATTGCTTTGACGGGTATGATGTTGATACAGCAAAACAGTATTTTGGAGATGACCCAGAATTTAAAAAATTTTTTCATACAATGGAATACTTCTGGAGAGAGTCTTTCGGCTTCGAAACGGATTTCAAAATCCGCTCACTTGCTTATGTCAAAGATGAGTGCAAGAAACTTATTGACCAGATTGAAAAGGAGTGATGCCGGGTGGATTATAGTAGAGTTTTTGCAATGAAGCGAGAACGAGAAAATCGAATAAAAAGGATATGTCCAAGCATTCCATATTCTAGCGGCATATACGTGTTTTACCGAACTGACGAAGCCGGAATAAACCGAGCGTATTGTGGACAGGCAGTCAACCTTTGCGAGAGATGCGCGAGCCATTTAGCAGAATATGACCACATAGCATTAAGCCTTAAAAAGCATAAGTTTTACAGTGAAAGCAATCCTACTGGTTGGAAACTTGCATATAGAACATGCAAAAAGAGTGAGCTCGACCAGAAAGAAATCGAAACAATTAAAGCTTTTGCAGATAAAGGTTTTCAGATGTACAATATTACAGCTGGTGGACAATCAACCGGTAAGCAAGTAACAGGGCAGTACAAACCGCCTAAGACATACAGACAGGGTATACAGCAAGGCAAAATTACCCTTGCAAGAGAATTAAAACATATCATTGATACTCACTTAGATGTATCAATCAAACCAGAGAAATCAAACAACAAGGTGTCTATAAAGGCACTTGAAAAATTCAACAATCTTCTTGATGAAGAATCTTACAAATGATAAAGCTGCCGGTTCTGGCAGACAAAATCCCAAATAATTACAACTAAATATGCGCACGCCCTCTGGGTTTGGACTGATTCATGCAATTTCCTTGGCATATGAACGTGATCTGAACCCAGAGGTTAAAAGAAATGAGGTAACTATGGTAAGTAAATATAACACCGAAAGAAAGTATCTCGAGGGACAAGAGAACAGAAAAGAAATTTATCTGTTTCTTATCAGATATTTTACAAAATATGGATACGCGCCGTCATTTAAAGAAATTGCCGAAAGCCTTGGCATATCAAAAGCAACTGTACAACGACATATGAGACAACTTGAACTTGATGGATTGATTGCTACTGCGCATCCGAATACTCCGCGAGCGTTTCACCTTGTTGGATATGAATATCAAAAGGTGGCAGAAGTATGAGAATATACAGTGTTTTCGAGAATGAACAATGGATTGGCGATATGACCGCTGATGATATTTCGCAAATGCTAAAATGCTCCAGACAAGAAGTTTTGAATGCGGTTTCATCCGCAAAACTGATTAACGAAAAATACGCAGTTGTCTATGATGGCGATAATACCGTGACCGGAACCACACCATTAGACAGGAAACTTCTGAAAGAATTTGTTCTAATCACAAACCAGTTGAAAGGGATGATGGGAGTATGAACAGGGCAGAGAGAAGAAGACAGCAGAAAGCGGCTGAAAAGTCACGGAATCCAATTCCATACAATTTCAGCAATTTCAAGCTGGAACAAATATCGAAAGCAACAGGTGCAAGAGTTGAGTCCTTAAAACTGTATCTGATGCAACGTGAAGATGAAATGCGCAAGGAAATATCGGAAGAACTTATTTCAGAATCACAAGAAAAGTTGCGGAAAGCAGAGGACTATATCGCAGTTGCAAATGTTCTTATCAGTTTGTTTGCAATCAAGAAAACATGGGGATTTACAAAATCCAATCAGAGATTCTTAGAAAACCTAAACTCTGCCAAAGAACACATTGAAGAAGTTGGAATTGAAAAAGCATACCAAGAAGCAAAAGAAACAATGGGAATTAAACTTGAATTTGATTCCATAAATATAAATAAAGAATTTGGATTTGGAGAAAGTGAGGACTAATCATGGCAGAGAATTGCAATGAATGCAGCATTGCGTGGATTCGCGGTGGTGAGTACGCAGAAGTATCAGCGCATAACGGCAGTAAGATGAAAGGAAGAGTCCTGAAACTAGCAGAACAGCATCCAGAAGATGTGAAGATTCTGGTCACAAACAAAGATGGTTCCATATTTGCCCATGTCCCAGTTAAGTACGTGAAATTACGAGCACCAAGAGAATTGACCGAAGAGCAGAGAACAGAACTGATTGAACGTGGAAAGAATATGTCCAGAAATAAATTAACTGATTGTGAAGAAACGTCAGATTTCGATTCTGGTGATGATAACGAGGAAATGTTCACATTTTGATGAAAGGCGGTTTTAGATAAAAATGAGCAAAGTAAAATCTTATGGTTTAAAAGCCTACGTATCCAATGCATTTGATTTGCATGTTGGAAAAAGAATTAAATACTCAGAAAGTGGTGAGGACGGAATAGAACATATATACGAAGTAAAACAGTTGTTTCCGTTTTGCATTTTATTGGAAGATATTTTTGATCACACAAAGATTTGCCCTTGTTACAGTAAATTAAGCATGATGATAAGAGGGATTGAATAAGAATCTGGTTAAGAAGATGGGAGTTTAAAATGAAATTTATAGATTTTTTCGCAGGAATCGGAGGATTTCGCAGGGGAATGGAATTAGCGGGGCATGAATGCGTTGGTTTTTGCGAATTCGATAAATTTGCTACTGCGAGTTACATCTCAATGCACTTACTGACAGAAGAGCAGCGAAAGGTATTGGAAGATATTCCTATCAAGAAAAGACAGAAAGAAATATTAAAGGAGGAATACAGAAATGGAGAATGGTACGCAAATGACATTCGAAGAGTATATGCCGGAGACATTCCAAAAGCCGACTGCTGGTGTTTCGGATTCCCCTGTTTTGCCAAAGGAACTTATATTCTTACAGAAAAAGGATATATCCCAATTGAAGATGTATCTGTCGGAGATAAAGTCCTTACGCACAAAGGAAGATGGAGAAAAGTTACAGCAACAATGCGCAGGGACGGAGCAAGACTCTGGGATGTCAATGGATTCGGAATATTGCCAACAAGAACCACGGCAGAGCATCCGTATTATGTCACTAAGCCAGATCAGCCAATGGAATTCAAAAAAGTGGAACAACTTGATGACAGTTGGTATTCCACAATGGTTTTGCCTGATGCAGAATCCGATGGATATAGCAAGGAAATGTGGTGGATTATCGGACGTTATCTTGCTGATGGGTGGAGAGTTGAACGAAAAGACAGACCAAGTGGAGGAAGAATCGTGTTCGCAATCAGCGATGATAAGAGGGCAGAATTCGAACAGCGATTGCGAGAAGCGAAACTACATGGAACTTACACAAAAGAACGAACTTGCGGAAAGTATCATGTGTGCAATAACCAATTATACGAATACCTTGAAAAGTTCGGAAAATACGCACATGGAAAACGAATTCCAAGAGAAGCACTGTGTTTGCCACGAGAGAAAGCAAAATACTTCTTCGATGGATATATGTCCGGGGATGGAAGAAACGATCGAGAAGAAGCAACATCAACCAGTGCAGCACTCATTCTTGGCATGTGCATTATTGCACAGCGACTTGGAAAATCTGTTCCAGCTGTTTACTACACTAGAAGAGATGAAAAATGTGTTATCCAAGGAAGAGAATGCCGGCAAAGAGATACATATACATTCCGAATCTCTAGTAAATCAGTTAAAGGACATTATCGTGCAAGATATGTTTGCAGAGAATTGTATCAGCCAACAGAATCTGATGATTTTGGAACAGTGTATAACATCAGTGTTGAAGAAGACAACTCATATGTTGCAAACGGAGCAATTGTCCACAATTGCCAAGATATTTCCGTTGCAGGAAAACAAGCCGGATTTCAAGGGAACCGTTCAAGCCTGTTTTTCAGAGTTATGTACCTTGTCGGACAGCTCGAAGAAGAAAATAAACCCACTTACCTTTTCATTGAGAACGTTAAAAATCTGCTTAGTGTTAATGGAGGATGGGATTTCGCCAGACTGCTCATTGAAATGGATAGGGCAGGGTATGATGCAGAATGGCAAGTGCTCAACTCCAAAGATTTTGGAGTGCCACAAAACCGGGAAAGATGTTTTATTATCGGACATCTTAGAAGCAGAAGTACCGCAAAAATATTTCCTGTCGAAAGAGCAGACAGAGAAAATAGTATTCAAATAATTGGACACAGGAACGGATATAAAAGAAATACGCAGGTATTCGTACAAGATGGAATTACAGAAGCATTAAGCACCTGTCAAGGCGAAGAAAGGGGACACCACACTGCCTTACCATGTTTCATAGATTTATGTTACCAGGGATCGCAAATGACGGACACTGCAAGATGCTTAAAAGCAAGATACTACAAAGGCGTAGCGAACCACGCCGGACAGGATAGTGGAATTGCAATAAAAGTCATAGGAGAAGTTAATTCGTCACAAGATGGGAAAGTGCTTGGAATTGATGGAATCGCAAAATGCCATTCGGCAGGACATAACAACAATCCGAAGATAGCACTTCCGGTTCTGACACCGGATCGAGTAGAAAAGCGTCAGAATGGGAGAAGATTCAAAGACAATGGCGAGCCAATGTTTACACTTACAAGAGCAGATATACATGGCGTAGCGATTGAACCTACTGGATTTAATTGTATGCCAGATGGAACATGCAGAACATTGAAAAATCAATACCAGAAAAACAGTGGAGTAAATTTCGCTTGCCAAACAGACAGAGGTGCTACGGCTGTTGCTGTTAAGTTCAAAAACATTACAGCAAGCACAATCAGGAAAGTTGCTCCTAGAAATAAAGTTTCGATACTTAGAGGACAATCGCAAGAAAATAATTTAGATATTTGCGTAAAGGTAGCAGAAGCAACAAAACAAGGATATTCAGAGTGCAGAGTTGGTGTCGATGCTGTGAATTTATCAGTTCGAGGTAGTAAGACAAGAAGAGGAAGAGTTGGGAAAGAGATTGCAAACACACTAGACACAAGCTGCAATCAAGGGATATTTGTTCAAGTGTCGGAAGAATTGGTTGTATATGCAGTCTGGTATGAAAAATATCAGTGTTACATAGCAATCCGGAAGCTGACACCGAAAGAATGTTTTCGGCTGCAAGGTTGGTCGGATGATTATTTTAAAAAGGCTCAGTTTGTTAATTCTGACAGCCAGTTATACAAACAGGCAGGAAACGGCGTAACAGTGACAGTTATAGAAACTATAGCAAGAAAAATGAACGTAAATCTAAATTGATAGCATGTCAGTTGCTTACATGGGGAAAGTGAGGATGAAAAATGAAATTTAAAAGTAACGCCAAGTATGACGAAGAACCTAAAACTGGAAGTATTTTTGCCTTGAAATACAATTCTTTAAGAATCGTTATTCACAAATACGTCGGCTGTGGAGATACGCTGTTTCTCAACTGTAGTACATTGGGTATTTACAACTACGATCTCAGAACAGAGGATTTTGAGGAAGCTGTCAGTAAAGCAAAAGAAATTATCATGCGTGAAGTTAAGAAAATCAGAGAGGATTCATACATATTCTATTCAGACAACAATATTGAATTTGACAGATATTAGGAGGACGCAATGACAGAGCAGGAAAAGAAAGAACTTCTGGATGAACTTGAAAAACGTATGGATGAAAAATACAAAGGGTGTCTTACCAGAGAAGATGTCGGAACCACACTAAAAGCGCCGAGAGAAAAGTGGTTCAGAGACGAGAATGGAAATGGAAGATATTCTCTGATGGCAGATGCTTTTGATTCCACCATTATTTCATGGCAGGTCTGGGAAACAATCAGAAAGTTGACTTGTGTTATCTGCGGTAAGCAGTATGTTAGACAGCTTGCAAATGTAGAGAATGCGGATGAGATTGCAGAGAAACTTTGCCAGTTTGTTTATGATTTGAAGATGGATTTTAAGAAACAGGAGGGTACGGAATGAGAAAGTACACAATAAATCTTCCAAGAGGACTGGAAGTGGATATTTCTAATTTGCCAGAGGACTTCAAAGAACAGATCGAGCAGGCGTTCAGAGAGTATACATCTGGAACAGCAAAAGCGTATATGTACGTTGACAAGTTGGGATTCATTGACCGTTGCGTGGAATATTTAAACGGTAACGAGGATTCAGATGATGTTGTAAATACACTGGTTGAAGAAGCAATGATTTCTGAATGGAGAAACAATGGAGAAATCATCAAGGAAGATGATATATACTGTATTGATTTTATGGAAGATTGCTACAGAAAAGGCAATGAAGATGCAAAACTAAACTCACATTTTAGAACTGACGATCATCATATTTACGACCAGATTCAGAAAGTTCTGGTGCAGGTAATTACAATTGTAATGAATTATGAGGATAAGGAGGACGCAAAATGTTAATCAGAAGTCAGAATAAGGAAGTTTTAGCTACACTTGAACTTTTATTCGATATCGAAGTTTCGGGTGGAGTAATAAGTGCAAGAAGAGATATGAGTTGGTGCTGCTTGCTCGGAGAATATTCCACAAAAGAAAAAGCCATGAAGGTACTGGATATGATCCAGGAAGCCTATGGAGATTCGGAATACACAAAATATGTAATTCCAGAAGTATGTAGGATATTAAGTATGAAGCAAAAAACGGAAGAAAACAAAGCACATGCAGGAGAACTTGGAGAAATGCTCAAAAAAGGAATGACGTTCCAGATGCCAGAGGATAGCGAGGTGGAAGCATGAAATATAAGTGCGTAAAGGCGTTCATGTTAGATAGCTATGACGATGATGGGTTTTACATTGAAAATTGTATAGAAATTAAGGTTGGCGAAACCTATGAAGTTGGAAATGAAAATTTTATCGGCGGAGACATTCGTCTTAACGGCATAAATACAAACAAGTGGATTGAGATATCTCAAGAAATGTTGGATGAGTATTTTACAGAGGTGGTTGTATGAGCAGAGTACGAACCAGATTAGAACAATACAAAACTGAGATAGAAAATAAATCACAGTATAAGCATGGGCTTCCAGAGAGTGCGCTGGATATTGTGAATACTCTTCTGAATGATTTTGAACAGGACGAGAAAGAAAACGGGTGGATTCCAGTCAGTGAGAAATTACCGGAAGATGAAAGAGAGTATCTTGTAACTCTTGAAAAGGTATATGGAACACCTGAAATATTCATGGGAATTGCGAGTTATTTAAAATTTGGGAATGATGGATACTGGAACGAAAAGAAATATGGGTATCTTGAATGGGATAAATATTCAGATGGGCATGGAGGAACAACGATGTATAAAGTTATTGCCTGGAAGCCGCTTCCAAAACCATATGAGGAGGGCTAAATGGGATATTGTAAATTAGACTGCCCAGACGGTGAAACAGAGTGCTGCATTTGCTGTGAGAAACAGGATTCCTGCCAGTGCAGATGTGATGATATGGACAGTTATGAATATGCAGAGGAATGCGAAGATTATATCAAGGAGGAAGAAGCATGATTACATTCTTATTAGGATTCGCCCTTGGAATCATAGTCGGAGTGGTCGGTCTTGTATGCGTAGCGATCATGTACGATAAACACCACTCAGACAAATAGAAAGGAGAATGGTATGTTGACAAGGAACAAAAAGCTGAAAGACTACGGTATTCCGGCAGAGGACATAGAGAAACTGAATACGATGCTGAAAGACTTCCCGGCAGAGTACGGATACCTGCTTTCCAGTGCTGCCTTGTCAGCTTGCCCGAAAAACACGGTGATAGCGGATATGGTTATTGAGAATATCTTACACCGGAAAAGCTACAGGAAAATCAGCAAAGAAAGATATATCCCGATGAACCCGAAAGACTTCTACGGATACAGACGCAAGACCGTCGCTGTACTGTATGAGAGGATGCGGTTGTTGGGAGTGTGGGAGGAAAAATAAATGAAAGAATATAAATGTCCAAAGTGCAATAGTAAAAACCTTTTTGTCAAGAAAGTTGGGAATAATACGGGATTGTATTGCGGGGATTGCGGTGCATGGATTAAATGGGTCGGAAAAAATGAGCTGAGAATATTTGAATATTTAAACAGACAGAAACACGTAGACGATGCTAATAGCAAACAAGACGATATTGCAAGCATCATTTACGGCACTCTCGATCATATGTATTGCGATAATTGCAGATTCAATAGCGAAATTAAAGAAAGTGATAATGGTGAATGGAACTGTGATGAATGCCACAGAAAATATAATGGATGGGGAATTTCCATGCAGGAAAGTAATAAAATTGCAAAAGAAATTTTAAAACAGTTAGGAGAATAGAATATGAGCAGACTGATTGATGCAGACAAAATAATTGACTCTCTTGGAAATTCGGATATGGATTTTGCAATAGGTGCAGTTATTGACGAACAGCCGACAGTTTTTGATGTGGACAAGGTTATTAGTGAATTGAAAAGAGACAAATTCATTGAATCAGAATGTATCTTATCCGATGTGCATCAAGGATACAATGCTGGACTGAGCAGGGCGATTGAAATCGTGAAAGGCGGTGGAGTTGAATGAGAGAAATTCTTTTCAAGGCAAAGCAGATTGATAATGGTGAATGGATAGAAGGAAGCCTCATAGATTTAGACATTGACAACGGATATTGTTATATTGTTCCACCGTATAAAAAAGCGAGTATATTGCCAATCATCTTTTTAATAACAGACAGAATGAAATTGGTTGATCCAGAAACCCTCTGCCGGTTTACAGGACTTTGCGACAAGAACGGAAATAAGATTTGGAAGAACGACATTTTGATGTGTCATGGAAACCCAAAAGACCTTGTAAAAGCGGCATTTGGAGAATTTGGTGTAAGAAATATTGAAACCGGCTCCATAGTAGACAAAGTTGTCGGATGGCATTATGAGGTTGTTCCGACAGATGCAATCAGCAGATGTGAACCATTCTGCTGGCCAATGCCATTGACAGAATATTATATCGAAAGATGCGAAATGGAAGTAGTTGGAAATATTTTCGATAATAAAGAACTATTACAGGAGGTGCCGGAATGAGTAAATCAGTATTAGTGATTGATACACCGGAGAATTGCGGAAAATGTAAATTTATAAGCGGATTTTGGTGCAGAGCAATGGATGGTAGGAGAGTTCCAAACAATGATGTAATCCCTGATTGGTGTCCATTGAAGCCATTGCCGGAGAAAATGAAAGTAACTGGGCTTTATAACGGCGAGTATTTCAAAGCGGGAGGCAAACTACCGAGCTATAAGATCGGCTGGAACGATTGTATTGATGAGATTACAGGAAAATCATAAAAAAAAGCTGAGTTGTGAACACATGATTTCGTATAGGAGGTGAAATATGAGTTTTACTATAACATTCCCAGTAGATATTGGAACATTTGTAATTACAGATACAAGTGTTGATTTAAATGATCCGAATAATTTAAAAGGAAACTTAGGAAGTATATCATGCTATCAATGTGTTGATGACAAAGAAGATGATTTTATTGTTATGGTATCTGGATATAAAGATTCTTGGTGTGGTGAATATTTGCTTAGTAAATTAAAAATTGCTACAGACAAACAAGTTAAAGAATACGAAATGGTAATGGGGATAAAGCAAATGGATATTGATGAAATTATAGGAGGAAGTTCTGATGATTGATTTAAGATATACATGTATTCTGGTTAGAACACCAGAGGAAAATGAGAAAATACTTAAAGAAGCTGAGAAACAGGGATTCCATTGGTATAGAAAAGACCATTGTGAGCCATTACAAAAACAATATTTTCCAGACATTTTAAGATTTTATGAACATGATATAACTTATGCGGCAAGTGTCAGATCAGACTTTGCTTTCTATGAAGCATCAGAACTCCTCGGCACAAAAGAAATGTCTGCAAGAGAGTTTGCTGAACGGATTGCAGATGTAAGCAATTGTTGCGAACGTGAATGTATAGGATGTGTGTTGGACAACAGGAATAATAAGTGCAACACGGATTTGTGCAATACACGTAATTGGGAAAATAATATAGATGAACTTCTTGAAATTGCAAAAGTAGGAAAAGGGACAGTTCCTACACCCGAAGAGAAAGCAATTAAAAATATTGAGAAGTTTATCGAGAATCCAGATCGTGCAGCGTTGAATGATGAGTTTGTAGAATCTTTGAAGCTGGCAGTGGAGAAATTGAAAGAGGTGGAGTAGATGGAGAGATTAACAGAAAGATATGATATTACGCCAGACGGAGAATCAGATGTCTGGGTTAAACAGCACGATTATATTTCAGCGGCGCGAAAGCTTTGTGATTACGAAGACTTAGAAGAACAGGGCTTGCTTGTGAGATTGCCGTGTCCTATTGGCACAACTGTATGGGACATATGCGGCATGGATATTCGGGAAAACGTGTTAAGTGGAATTGAATGCGGCAAAGATGGTAAACAGTTTTTGTGGGCAAACCATGATGAATGGCTCGGAGAATTAAATGATTTGGTATTCCTCACTCGTGAAGAAGCTGAGAAGAAGTTGGAGGAGATGAAGAATGGCTGAATATGTTAAAAAGTCAGATGTAATAAAAATCATGGAAAATAATTCTCACATGATAGAGGTATTTGGAGTTAAAAAGAAAATGATTGACGGATTCGCAATGGGTTGTGATTTCGCAGATCTGGAAACTGTCAGTATTGAGGAGGACGATAATGAGGATTAACATGAAACCAGAAGAAGCAAAAGACATATTATCCGATATGAGAGACCAGCATTTATGTTTCATTGAAAGTTCTGAAAACAAAGATGAATGGCAGAAAAAATATCTCAAGGAAGCATGGGCGTGTGATTCCGGAGCAAAAGCATTGGAAAAGCAGATTCCATGCAAACCTGAAGAATATGTTCCAGATTTTCCGTACAATATATTTTCCACTCAAAAATGTGCGAAATGCGGAACACCTGTTATTGGTAAAAAAATAAGCAAGTACTGTTCTGAATGCGGGCAGAAAATTGACTGGGGAGAGGAGTGATAGATAATTGGCAGAAGTAAAATGGATTAAAATGGCAACAAACATTTGGGATAATAGAAAAATTGTTCAAATTGAATCCCTTCCAGATGGAGATACGATCATTGTTATATGGTTAAAACTTTTGTGCCTTGCCGGGACAACTAATGATTCTGGAATGGTTTATTTTACAAAAGAAATACCATATACAGAACAAATGCTCTCCACACTGTTTAATCGACCTCTGGCAACTATACAGTTTGCTTTAAAGGTGTTCCAAGAATTCGAAATGATATCAATTATTGATGATTTTTTACAGATTTCCAATTGGAAAAAATATCAGAACATCGAAGGCATGGACAAAATTAGAGAACAGAACCGAATCAGGAAGCAAAATCAGAGAGAAAGGCAAAAAATTATGATTGAACAAGATATGTCACGTGACATGTCACGTGACGTCACGCAACAGAATAAGATAAAGAATAAGAAAGAAGATATAGATAAAGAGAAAGATAATAAATTAATAGTATCTAAAGATACTATTTGTCAGACTGATGTCCGACGCGTCATCGAAGAATGGAACAAATTACAGGAAGTTGGTATCAATCCAATACGCGATATTAAACCATCATCAAAAAGATATCAGTTACTCAAAGGGCGAATCCGTGAATACGGAATTGATGAAGTCCTTAATGCAATCAACAACGTTTGCAACAGTGATTTTCTGCGAGGAGAGAATAACCGCGGATGGATGATAACATTTGACTGGTTCGTAAAGCCGAATAATTTTACAAAAGTTTTGGAAGGAAACTACAATGTTATAAAAGGAGGCGACATCAAGCATGGAACCGGTAGAACAGCTCAAGCGCATGTCAAACCGCTTATCCCATTCGATCAATGCGGAGGAAGCGAAATCTCAGACACACCATTTGCAGACTGATTGTCCTGATTGTGGCGGTTCTGGTTGGATATGGTCAAGGGATGATAATGGCGTTCCATATTGTGAAGAATGCCATTGCGGAATCAGAAAGAAGATGATCATGCAGAACCAGCTACAATTTGCTGAAATGCCGGATATGTACAAGGAATGCAGATTTTCAAATATGAAAAGCAGCGTGTATCAACTTCCAGAAAGTAAGGAAATATTCATACAGGCGGCAAAAGCTGTTAAATATTGGCTCGAAAATATCCAACAGATGCAGAAACAGGGAATTGGGCTGTACATATATTCAAATACTAAAGGCTCTGGAAAGACAAGGCTTGTATGTAGCATGGCAAATGAGATGATAGAAAAGCATCAGAAATCGGTAAAATTCACAACATCCCTAAAAATTCTTGATGAGATAAAGTCAACATGGGGAGAACGAGGAAAAAACGCAGAGAATAAGCTGATTAGTGATTTGACTTACGCGGATATCTTGATTATTGACGATTTTGGTGCGGAATCTGGGAAAGATTGGATTAATGAAAAATTCTACGGAATCATCAATGGTCGGTATGTGGACAAGAAAACCACAATTTTCACCAGTAATTATCCTATTTCCCGATTGAAATATGATGACCGCATTACGAACAGAATTTTAGAGCGATCATTGGAAATCCCTTTTCCTGAAGAATCAGTCAGGGAACACATAGCGGATGCAATGAAACAGGAACTTATCAAAAAGATTCAAGGCGGTGAAAATGGAAAACAAGCGTAAACCGTGGATAAAATTGACGCCACAAGAAATTCAGAATTTGACTAATCGTCAATGCACAGACTGCAAGTTCTATCCGAAATCAAACGGCACATCAGGGAAAATGCAACCGTGCGATTATATTTTTATGGTCGGCCATAGTCGAGGATGTGACCCAAGAGATTGCGTAAAAGAAGGCAAATTTGAATATGCAGCAACAAAGAAAAGGAGAAAAGCATGGAGGGCAAAGACGAAAAGTTAGATATCACGCCAGAACTGGTGCTTATATGTAGGAAAGTAATACGACAATACGCAAAGCAAATTGGTAGGCATGATTGCCACAAATGCATTATATATGCAGAATGCGAGCATGACTTTGCCAGATGCCCGGAATTATGGAAGGACATCAGCCTATGAGAAGAATCAGCGAAATGTACAAGCGTTCGGGCGGTACGAACTATGAACATCAATGCTTTGAATGCACGATGTTTAAAAACGCTAAAAGATGCAAATGCTTAAATTACGAACTGGATGCTGACTGGAATCCAAATTGGACAGCCTGCAAATTTTTTACAAAAGATGAAATAGAAGAAATACAAGGACAGATGAATATTTTTGATTTTGTGAAATGAGAGGTGAGCATATGGCAATTGTTACGATTGATGGGAAAGAAATTGACATCGAACAAATTGAACTGCCAGAAGAAATTATTAAAATCATAATTGAATGCTTAGGTTGACCGCAAAAATATTGTAGTGTAAAATGTGTCGTAACATGATATGTGCGGCACATTTCTACACAAAGGAGGAATAGTCATGGAATGTGTTGCGTATTTGCGTGTATCAACAGAAAAACAGGCCGAAGAGGGAAATGGATTAGACAGTCAGAAAAGAGATATTGAAAATTATTGCAGAAAAAATCAATTGATTATATCTGATTGGTACGAGGATGACGGCTTCACAGGTTCGAATATGAATCGTCCAGCATTGCAACGCTTAATTAATGATTGCTCAAAGAAAAAATTAAAATGTGTTGTAGCGTTTAAACTAGATCGATTATCAAGAAGCATGGTCGATGGAATATACTTAATTGAACGTGTATTCATACCTAATGGGGTGGATTTTAGATGCGTGCATGATAGTGTAAGCTACGACAGCCCAATGGAGCAAGCATACACTCAGATGATGGCAGTGTTTGCGCAACTTGACAAAAATACTATGCTGCTTAGAATGCGTGGCGGTATGCTGGAGAGAGTGAAACAGGGATATTGGATGGGAGGTGGCAACACCCCTTATTGCTATAGATATAGCAAAGAAGACGGAATCTTAGTTCCCATACCAGAACGCAAAGAAATGGCTTTGCGAGCTATGAATTTGTATATATCCGGTTATTCTGATGTTCGAATACAGAAATTGATAGGATTTAAAAGCGAGTTTGTTACACGACAGGTTCTTACAAGCCCTGTAAATATTGGCATGATTCCGTATAAAGGGAAACTATATAGGGGAAGACATGAACCGATTTTCGATATTAAAGTATTCGAATTAGCCCAGGAATTAAGAAAAACTCGTAAGCAAAGTAAAAGCTTCTGCGTTAATCACGAGAATCAGCTCTTGACGGGGCTGTGCTATTGCGGAGTGTGCGGATGCAAGATGAGATATCAGAAGTGGACTCATGGGAAACATAAAATTTATTGCTATTCAAGGGATAACGGCATGTCATACTTACCAAATTACAATCCGAATTGCAGCAATTCGCTTGAGTGGGCAGAAGATATTGAAAAGCAGGTTGAAGATGAGATTTTAAAGATTTCCCTCAATTTATCATCGCATAAGCCAAAAGAAAGAGAAAGCTGTCTGGACATTTTGAGTAAACAACTCCAAAAAGAGAAAACGAAGCTAAAACGTCTGTATACTCTTTATGCTGAGGGAAATGATACGGTTCTGGAGATGATAAAAGAAACGGAATCCGGTATAGATGAGCTAAAACTAAAAATACAGAACGAGATGAAGAACCCGGATAACTCACAGAAGAAAGAATTTGTATACGATAATATAAAAAAGCTTGCCGATGTGTGGGAACACATTGACAAGCAAAACAAAAACCGTATATTAAAAACTATAATATCAAAAATAATTATAGTCAATGGAAATATTGAAATACAGTTAAAGAAATTTTAGCACAAACTATATGCCATAGGAGTCGCATTATGTAAGTGCTAATAATAAATGCGCCGTACATATCATGTAAATTGACATAAAATAGAATATTTGATAGTATATATTGTATACTAACGATGACACCGATCTGAGAATGAGGATTCTGTGTCTTTTTTTATTTTCGGGAGGAATTTTCATGATTGCACAGGGAATCAGCCATACTGCATACGATACCATGAAAGAATATATGCTCACAGGAGCCGAACTGGACGGCAAATACCAAATTCCAATGATGGACAGGTATGTGGACGAAATACCACAAGACACAGTGGATTTTAAAGACAGTTTCAGCCGAAAGATAAAGAATCATCGAGAATTAAGCATCAACTTTTATATCCATGACTGCGAATTTGAAAAGCTATGGAATAATCCAGATAGATACCTGGAACACTTGAAATGTTTCAAGAGCGTGATCGCACCAGACTTTTCAATGGCAGTCGGTGAAAATGGTATGCCATTTGCTATGAATATCTGGAACAAATACAGAAATCATGCCATGGCTCATTATCTCAGTATGAACGAGATAAAGGTGATTCCTAACGTGAGCATACCTCCAGAGTATTGCTATGACTGGGCTTTTGATGGTGTGCCAAAAAGAAGCACCGTAGCATGTTGCACCAATGGAAGAATTAAATCCAGATCATCCAGAGAAGAATTCTGTATAGGCTTTAAAGAAATGGAAAGGCGCATAGAGCCGCTCCGAGTTATCGTTGTAGGGAAAATACCACCTGAACTCAATACGGACGTGGAAATCATCAATTTCAAGACCAGAAGTCAGAAGATCAAGGATAAGGAGGGAAAATATGGGGTATAGTACTGGAAACTCATTGAGAAAGAAATCGAAGACCAGAAAACAGGAAGAACGAGAACAGAGGATGAAAAGCGGAACCGCAATAAAGAAGAAAAGAAGCACTGGTAAAGTAGATTATCTAAATAAATTGAAATAATTTTACATTTTCCACAGTCCCAAAATAGATGCTATAAAAATATTTATACAAAATCACAAATAAATAAAAAATATAAAACGACCCGTATCCATGGAAAAATGATTTTTTTCGTTCAAAATCCATGCTTCGGGTCTTTTTGAATGTCTGTGAAAATTAGCGCTCGTAAGACTTCATAGTAAAGTGATGATGCATCAAGAAATATACCCGCAGCAAAACGTGTCGCCATCCGATGCATACGATCATGCTAGGAACATTGTAATTAATTACATAATTGCGCCTAAAATCAATTCGAACGGCATAAGCCTATATATTATCGGGTGACGATATAAAACGGCTTAAAAATCAAAATACAGCATTAAAACATTATAAAACAGTAAACCTGGACATAATACAATAACCCGATACCATTATAAAGCCCGTAAATATGCCTAGAATCAATTCAATAATTACAGTTGATAAATGCACATGTAAGCATATAAGTGGCTGTAAAACGTCAAATAAGCGCTTGCAAGGATAGCGAAACCGACAACAGCTGCATAAACTGGACAGAATCCAAGCCGACATTTATCCACATTGACATATATAAACATAATACGCCCATTATAATTTTCCGTCAATCCTTTTAATTGATTGCGTAAAACAGCCTAGAATCAACTTTACAGCCGTATACAGTAAAATTACTATAATTCAATTGGAAGCCGTTAAAAAGCAAATAAAAGGCATTGCAGTAATAGCCTTGCACTGGTCACGAACCAACGCCGCCCGGAGAGGATGCAGGACACGAGAAAAAGAGCAGCTTTTTACTGCTCTAAATAATATATATTTGTTATCGTTGGCAAGTCCCGGAAGAATTCCAGGAACCCGGAGCCGTCAAGAATATTATATTGTCGGTCAGAAGTTGGAATTATACGACCATCCTTGATCTCCATGCAGGAAAGCTGCAAATGATCCGCTTTTTTGGGTGATCTATGCAACGCATACCGCATAACAGACACCACCCCAGACTGGCAACGTACTGGCGGCAAGTCGTACCAGATCAGCGAGACAGCACCAGAAGAAACGGCATCGAACACTTTTCTAGCGTCCTTTTTTGCCGATTCTTTAATTTTATCAACTTCGGAAAAATCACCGCTTTTTATGGCGACGATAGTTTGCTTTTGCGTGGCTTTGCTGATTATGATCATATTTTTATTCCTCCTCAAAAATCAAAATCAACGTTGTTAAATGATGACCGTTTGACCATTCGGCTTGTAAATGGTCAAAAAGTACTTCAGCGGTAAATTTATCGCTGCCAAGACACTTAAAAAACCATTTTTGATCACATTTTACTTCGTATACATTCCACATAATATTCTTTCTTCCCTTTACCCATGGGAGCCGGGTTGTAAAGGACGTTGCCGGGAATCGAACCCGGCGCACGCCTAATTTAAACAATCATTGATTTTCTTTTCCAGATGCGGAAACGCTTCACAAATTTCTTGTACGCTGTCCGCGTAATAATCACCAACCATTTTACCGAAAATTCTAATATTACCAGAATAAAAACAGCCAAGATCATTAAATTGAATATCCAGCCCGGTTGCCTGTTCTTTTTTATCGTTGTACCACATGTCTATTTTGATCATTGTATAGCCCTCCTTTTTATGCTGCCATTAAAATAATTTTTATAACATTTTCTTCCCATTCAAAAAAAGTATAATAGTTATGTTCAAAATAATATTTTTCTTTTTCCAGATCATTTTTTAAATCTGAAAACATATTAGTAAGTGTTTTTGTTGTTTCTGCGACTTTCTGGAGTTCTGACATTGCTAACACCTCCATTTAATATCCAACTAAAATATAATGAGCAATCAACAAAAATGGGAAAGAAGCAACTGCAAAGCCTAACAAGTAGGATTTTACGGCATGGATAATTTTTTTTCTGTGAATTCGTTCCCACTGGGAATAGGTATATTTTTTCATGGTTTATACCTCCATTTCTTTGTGTGCTTCGTCAAAATCTTCTTCGAGTTCGTCTAACACTTCAGAAATTGCAGAGCCTAATAAGTAACAACGGATTGTTACGTCTGCCCATTCTGCACCCTTTTTAATAACATTTATATCATTCTCTTCAAACTCGTCAAGAGCTTCTTCGAGTAAGCCCCAGTTGTGCGTGATGCTTTCTTCCGCCTTGTAAGAATTGCAATAATAAGACCCGCTTGCATTACCTGTTACGCTGTCCTCTGTCCAAAGTTCATCATTCAATTTTTCTTCCAGTTCTTCCAGACTGTCGAAATCTTCGAAATTAATTTCACTGTCAATATAGTTTTTAACGTCTTCTTTTACTGCTTCCATGTAATTATATTTTGTCATTGTTTTTTACCTTTGCCCCTGCTATAATGGGGCTACCTTTCTTTTTTTGATTGGTGCCCGGTTTGGTTTGGAAGTCTGCCGGGCTTTTTTATTTTTCTGTAAATGGAACTAGAATTTTTCAATTAATCAATCCGCTTTCCTATGTCCTCATTGGCTTGAGTGGTTCGGGGCGGCTGGTTGTTTGTTTCTTTTGTTCTCTGTTGATGGTTATATATTATCACTAAAATTAGAGAATGTCAATATATAAATCACAAAAAATAGAGAAAATATTTCTTGACAATCAGAAACGAAAAAGTTACATTATATATATAAGAAATGAACAGGAGGGATACAAATGTTAGAATATAAAATCAATGTTATAGAAGAACTTGCAAAAATCGGTGTAAACACCACAAAAGCAAAGAATACAGGACTTTTCGGACAAGCAACAATGCAAAAATTTAAAAAAGGAGATACAACAATCTCTTTGGATAATCTTAATAGACTTTGTGCAGTTCTGGAAATGCAACCAAGAGACATTATAAAATATGTAGAAACTGATAGCGATAGAGAAAAAATAATCTCTAAAATAAGTGAAAAAAATATTGACATTCACTAAAATTAGAGATATAATTGTAGCTGTAAGGAAACAAAAACCTTATAGGCTATAGAAAGGAGAAAATATGGAAGATATGAAAGAATTTGTAGCATATGCAAGAAAACTTTTAAGAGTCATTAACAAGATCGAAAAATATCTTGAAAATGGCGAATCCGAAAAAGCTCTTGAGTTGGTCAGAGAGTTAAAAGAGGACACACAAAAAGACATCGAAGCATAACGGAAACGGGGCGAGCAATCGCCCCAAACAATAAAGGGAGGGTAAACAATGAAAAAGTATGAATTTAATAAAAGTGAATTAACAGAAAAGGCATTCGCAGCATATAGCGACAGCAGTTTTACATTCTGGACAGATGCAGCCGGAACATTTTACAGAAGCGACAACCCAAACAGCGAAAAGGTGGAAATCGGAACTATCGAAGATGTAAACGATTTTTTGGAAATGTTCGCCTGATAAAAATAAGCCCTTTGGAATTCACCAAGGGGCTTTTATAATGCTTTTTTGTGGCGGCTTTTAGGACAGGTACAGAACCGCCGCCAAGATCCTGATATAATTATTCATAACATAACCCAAGCCAAAAGTCAACGACAATTTTTTGATTGACTTTTACGAATTGTTCTGTTATGCTCGAAACAACGAAGCCGACGGAACTCAGGAAGGGGCAGGGCTGACAAAGCGGATCGTAACTAAATACGAAAAAAATATAGCCAGATCATGCCGGATCAGATACCGGAAGGCCTGGCTTTTTGTGTGTTCAAAATGTCCTATTATAATATTATATATATATTAATATTATGGATTATGAATATCTATAATTATAGTTATTCCCTGTCCCTTCCTAGATTCCAGAGGCTGAGTTGATTAATATAATATTGTATATAGTATATATAATATACATAGATATAGTATATGCTGTTATATGAGATTGACTAAAAGTTTTAAATTAATAGTTGACAGAATAACAACTTGTATGTTAATACTATTAATAGAGATACAGATACAGGCCGAAAGCGAGAACGAACCGCTGGAGGACTGAACCGGTTAGCTACTGGACAACGAACCAGAGCCGACCGGCTTTTTTTATTTATAATGATTTAATAGATTAACGTTATAAAGTGAGGTGATACAGTGAAAAATTCAAATACTATAACAACATCCCAAAATATAGAAGTATATGAAAACAAAATATGGTTATTGGTAGATGAATATATAAACACTGTATTATGCATACATCAAGAAGATTATGACAGTATAGAAAAGTATAAAAAAGATATAGCTAATAATCGTATTGATATGTTTTTTTATATTGCTGATCATATTGAAAAACCAAGTAATAATGATATAGAACTATTAGACAGTATATTTAATATATATATACGTGTATGTGGTAGATATGGTATATCACCTACTTTGCAAATGTTTGGAATATTAGTTGGAATTAATAACATGACGTTTAGCGATTGGGCGAACGGAGACTACAGAACCGCCTCAACGCATGGCATAACGGTGAAAAAATGGAAAGAAACATGTGGAGCCTTTGCGTTGGATAAGCTACACAACCAGGATGGCACGAATGCCAACTTGATATTTGCTTGTAAAGTAGCTTATGGCATGGCGGAAACGGCACCAATTCCAGCAGGACAGCAGCAGGGCATACCGCAACAGACAGCGCAACAGATCGCAGATAAATACAAAGACGTTCTAGAGCTTCCAGAGATGGAAAAGCCGGAGTTGTAACAGAGTGGAATGTACACAAGATCGTTGAAATGTACGCAGAGCACGAACAAACAGATCGAAAAGCGGTAGACATGGCAACATTTAGTAAATATGCACATATATAACAGTTGAATTTGTGCATGATGTATAGAAAATCAAGGTAATCTATTGAACAAATCTGTGTTTGTCGTATAGATGGAGTATTAAAGGCTTTGATGCTTCCTTGATCACTGCCGAAGGCATCCGAAAAATCAGCGTTAAGACCGGGACAACGGGAACCCATGGGGCAAAGGGTTGCCCGGTCAGCATCACCAGGAACAGACCCGGGAGGGGGTGTATATAGATGCCCTGAACGGCCTAATGAGTGCCCCGAGTAAATCTGATTTATTACTTTTGTCCTACATAATAAGGAGATGCAATATGCCAAAAGGAAGACCAACTAACAATCCCAAAGGTGAATCAATTCGAATTCGTATCACTGATGATATGAGAACAAAACTTGAAATGGAATCATTTCAAACAGGGCTGAGTATTTCACAAATCATTCGAAATTTAATAACTCAGAAGTTAAGTTAAAGGATTGTCCGAAGATGAACAGCGTAGAAGAGTTAGTTTCATACGGAATTAGCAAAAAAAAT